CAGTGAGTTTCTAAAGGCTGTTCGGTGAAACAACGGACCTTCAAAGAGCAAGACACGGATGCACGGCTTGGGCGTAAACGCTTTCTAGAGCGTATGGCCCAGACCCGCGATGCAGAAAAAGAAATTAAAGAATATACGGAAGAAGACTGTCTTGAAAACAAGCAACATCAAAGTAGACCTGATTAATGCCGAAAGTTAAGGACCGTATTCGGCATTGTGCCCACTGCGGAACACAGTTCAGTTTAGACGATCCTGGCGCACTTAGGAAGTATTGTCAAGTCTCCTGCCGAAACGCGTTTCACTGGAAGAGGCAAGGGCCAAAGTACCGTGCGTCTGAAAAGGGCAAGCTAACCGCGTTTGTGTGGCGACTGCGCACAGTCTTTAACCTAACCTTGGACGACTACCAAACAATGCTAGCGTCCCAAGGAGGTGGTTGTGCTATCTGTGCGCGTTCAGAACCAACGGGATACAACTGGCACGTAGATCACTGCCACGCCTCGGGCGCGGTGCGGGGTTTGTTGTGCAGCAAGTGCAACCAAGGACTTGGGCTGTTCGAAGACCAGCCGGATGTTCTTAACAAAGCAATTAAATATCTTGAAAACAGCAAACATATCAGTTGAGCTTATCGGGCATTTTGGCAACGACGCCACAGTCGCCAGCGCCGCCCGCGTCTCGTTCCACAAGGACGCCTCAAACTATTCGGATGAGCAGAACCACAAACTCATCCAGTACCTAGCAAGGAACCAGCACAAATCCCCGTTCAACCATGCGTTTATCAGCGTACGAGTGAAGGCCCCAATTTTCGTCGGGCGTCAACTGGTTAAACACAAGTTCATGCCATGGAACGAGGTGAGCCGTCGATATGTAGATGATGAACCGGAATTCTACTTTCCAGAAGCATGGCGCACCAAGGCCGAGAACGTAAAGCAAGGTAGTAGTGATGTGGCATTGGATATTGCCGATCAAGACCTATGGGTCGTGGGTGAGGATGGTTACATCCTGTATGACCACGCGGCTGTGGTTGATATGGCGCTTGCTTGGTACATCAATGCACTCAAGCGCGGGGTATGTGCCGAACAGGCCCGCATGCTACTCCCACAGAACACTATGACAACTTGGATTTGGTCCGGGACCCTCGGGGCCTTTGCTGACATGCTGAAGCTGCGTTTGTCTCCATACACCCAACAAGAAACACGTGAAGTGGCGGAACAGATTAAGGCTCTGGTTGAGCCTCTGTTTCCTGTGGCACTTCCAGCACTACTAAATAATAAGGAATAAATTGAATAACGCTAGCCTACGCAGTCAACTCATCACCCGCCGCACCTACAATAGGCCCCTCGATGAGGCCGGTAAGGTGTTTGAAACCTTTGAGCAAACAGTTGACCGGGTAATTGGACACCAAGCTTGGCTGTGGAATCGTGTTGGTAAGGCCAATCACAAAGAACTAGAAGAGCTTCGTAAGCTGCTGCTAGATCGCAAGGTGCTTATGTCAGGCCGCACGTTGTGGCTGGGTGGCACAGAGGTAGCCAAGCGTCGGGAAGCCTCTCAGTTTAACTGTAGCTTCACATACGTGGAAACAGTATATGACGTAGTGGATGTGCTGTGGCTTCTCATGCAGGGCTGTGGAGTTGGCTTCCGCCCAATCATTGGACAGCTAACTGGCTTTCAGAAACCCATTGAGTCTGTGGAAGTTATCCGCAGCACAAGGACAGAAAAAGGTGGAGAAGAGTTTAACACCGAAACCTATGACCCAGCTACAGGGGTGTGGACCATCCGAGTTGGAGACTCAGCCGAATCGTGGGCCAAGTCCATCGGTAAGCTGGCCGCTCATAAGTTTCCCGCCAATAAACTTGTACTCGATTTTTCACAGATTCGACCATCCGGCGAACGCCTCAAGGGATATGGTTGGATTAGTAGTGGTGATGAATCCATCTGCAAGGCATACACCGCAATCGTAAACATCCTGAACAAGCGCGCTGGCTCTTTGCTGACCCGCATTGACATCTTGGATGTGGTCAACTGGATGGGCACCATTCTTAGCTCACGCCGGTCTGCTGAGATTGCTTTGTTTGAGGTGGGTGAAGATGAGTGGCAAGAGTTTGCAGTAGCAAAGCGTGATTGGTGGGTGGACAACGTTCAACGAGCCCAAAGCAACAACTCGCTGCTGTTCAAGCAAAAGCCAGCTATCGAAGAGCTTCAGCACATCTTTGACCTCATGGTGGAAAGCGGTGGTTCAGAACCTGGGTTCATCAATGGACAACAGGCCACCAAGCGTGCGCCGTGGTTTAAGGGTGTGAATCCCTGTGCCGAGATTCTGCTGGGTAACAAGAGCTTCTGTAACCTGGTGGAGTGTGATGTTGCTAAGTTCAAGGGAGACAGCGCAGGACTACGCCGTGCCATTCACCTTGCTGCACGTGCCAACTACCGACAGACCTGTGTGAACCTGTTGGACGGTATTCTGCAAGAAGCATGGCACCTCAATAACGAGTTCCTGCGGCTGTGTGGTGTGGGTCTCACGGGCATTGTGCGGCGTCCTGATCTTGGTGCCTATGACTACGCCGAGCTACAGCGCACAGCTACCAGCGGGGCCTACAGCATGGCAGACGAGTTGGACCTACCACGGCCTAAGAATGTAACCACAATTAAGCCGAGTGGCACGCTGTCTAAGGTAATGGACACCACTGAAGGTGTGCATAAGCCACTTGGAAAATACATTTTTAATAATGTTAATTTCGGGAAACATGATCCTCTTGTACCGCTGTGCCGAGCAGCTGGCTACAAGGTAATTGACAACCCAACGGACCCCTCTGCTGTACTAATCACCTTCCCGGTGAAGTGGGAGGATGTTCCGTTTGATAAGGTTGTGCGGGATGGCAAGCTGCTGGAGGTAAATCTTGAGTCAGCAGTTGACCAACTAGAGCGCTACAAGATGCTGATGCACAGCTGGTGTCAGCAGAACGTATCAGCCACCATTAGTTACTCAGTAGATGAAGTGCCGGACATCGTGCAATGGCTTCACACCAACTGGGACAGCTATGTGGGTGTGTCATTCTTGTTCCGTGCTGATCCCACTAAGACAGCTAAGGACCTTGGCTATCTCTATCTCCCTCAAGAGGTGGTGACGAAGGAAGCATACGAAGAGTATGCGGCAAACCTTCAGCCAATTGAGCTAAACAAGAGCAACGATATTGATGCACCAATTGAGGATGAATGTGCATCAGGAGCCTGTCCTATTCGTTAAACCATGTCTGCCTACTACAAGTATTTTAGGTTTGTCACTCGCACCTTCCGTATGCAGATTCTTTGGGAGCAAGGTTATTGGATGCGCTGCAAGTTTCGTGACAACGGAGACTTGTATGAGGTAGACCTACCTGGGTTTGACCTAGAGAGGTTTAAAGCTGATCTAGCAGCCATTAACCCTTGGAATGTGTTTGCAGCTAAGGCACACACTCCCTACATCAAGAAGGTGTTTGAGGACGTGGAACTCGCCACCAAGGTTGTTACCTTGCAGGTGCGTCCACAACGCTTATTCAAGCACGAGGATAGAAAAGAAATTGTCTATTCCTCTTTAATCACAATGAAAAGTAGGGAGCCCTCTGATGTGTGGCACGCCTACCATGAAGGAAAACAATGAACGTAGATATGCAATCCATTTATGGCTTCCAAGTTGGCTTTGAAATTGCCGACAAGGACACCCTTGAAACATTCAACCTACCTTGGGGCTTCACACTGGAACTGGGTGTTGTGCGCTTTGTGTTCCAAGGTGATGAACTAGAAGAATAAAAAAAGAAAGGCCGGCACACCTCGCAAGAAGTGGCCGGCCCTTTGTCTATCTACAGTAGAACTTTCTTAGCTCTTTCCCACAACTCAGTGCGTTCCTTTAGATGGTTATAACCACCGTTGATTCGCCTAGTTGCTTTACGGATGTCATCCGACAATGCTGATAAATTATTGTTTTTCCAAAACCATCCCGCAGACCGAGCAGCGTTCAGAGGCTGTTCTAGTAACTCTGGAGTTTCCAAGAGCGGTAAATCCAGGGCTAGTGAGCACAGCACGTAGTTGCGCTTACCAGTTATTTGAATCAGTCCTCTACCCTTGTAGCGTACGCCATCTCCAGGTGCTGTGTTTCCCAGGTCCGATCTTCCCTCATAAGCTGCACCTGACGCTAGTTCTTTCACGTATCGCAGCTGACCCGACTCGTGACCAATTTGGGCAAGGAACATGCACATCTGTTGAGGACTGCCTATCCCAAATTCAGCACAAGCTTGGTTTAGCGGATCAACCCACTTAGCCAGGGAGCCCTTCGGGGCTTCCCGGTAAATGGCCTTTAGGATGTCTTCATTCAGCATCGCGTTCCTCAATTAGTTTGTTGAGGCGCGCCATGCCCTTAACAGCTTCTAGCTTCTTGGCAGTTGTGGTGGAGCGTTCAATGGCAGTTAGAAACTCCTGCTTCATTTGTGTCTCCAGCTGCTGGTTCTCAATGGCTGTGCCGTTTAGACGGACATACAAAGCCTGTAGGTTCTCAGCACGCTTGGTGTCACCACGACGAATAGCGTCATAGTATTTGTCCACAATGCCCTTAGAGCGGTCTACAACATCCTTTTGTTGTTTACCAATCTTGTAGTTGATGTCGCTTGTGAAAGCCTCACGTTGACTACGCAGCCCAGCTGCACGAATAGCCTCTTCTTCAGGTGTACGGGCATAAACCCCTTCCCTGCTTGCCAAGTCAGTTGCACGCTTGTAAACAGCCGTGCCATCTGGCCTATCCCGCGATACGTTCTGGTCGCGGAACACTTCCGTTTCCATTAGTCCCTGTAGACCTGTTGGTGTCACATTGCGAACAGCTTGTGCCACATTGGTTGACGTAGGATCAACTACAGCCTTACCAACAGCACCAACTTGTTTCGCCACATCCACCAGTGGTGCAGCAGGAGAAACAGCCATGTCACCCAAACCAGGGGCAGACAGTCGGCCAGTCATGTTGATTCCAGACTCACTGGATACAGCACCATAAACAGCGCCTTCACCTAGGTGTTCTAGAGCCCATAGCTTCAGGTCAAAGTCCTTGACCTTTTCCCAAGCTGCATCGGGCAACATTCCCTTAGCCCAGTTAATCAGCTTGTCGAGGTCGTTGAAACCAGGAACACCAGACAAACCAGCCATACCCATTTGCACAACCACCATGCTGAGTAGTGGCAGCGGGTTACCTCGCAGAGCCTCCTTACCAAAGTAGCGGTATTGGTTGAGCAAGTTTGCCGGGTAGGTTTGCAGTGTGTTCAATGCATCACCAATGGTGCCGAGCTTGCTAAACAGCATAGGACGCTCACCAGCACGGTAGTCCACCATTGAGGCATTGACTAGCTCCTCCGCCTTCTGGAACAGTGCTGTGTTGTCCTTGAACTTGCCAGTATCCTTGAGCATGTTCACAAAGGTCATGTACGCCGTAGAGCGAACAATGGCTTCAGGAACCGACATGGTTTTACCAAGCAGCTTCACGGATTCAGCGACAGCACCCCGTGAGGTAACTGGTGATTCGTCAAGAATCGACCGAGCAGTAATGCCGTTGTCCTCTGCATACTTGAATGCCTGCTTATAGAATCCCAGGTCCTTTGCAGGAACGGTGTCCACTAGCTGCTTCATGGAATTGGCATAGTGGCCCAGGGCCATAGGCAGACCCATAGCCATACCTAGACCCAGTCCCTTAATAGGATTGCCACCGAGCTTCACCATGCCATCCATGAGGTGGGGCACCGTATTAACAACCTGCAAGAAGTTGGCAGCGGTGTAGCCCAGAGAAAGGGCCAGCTTCTGCACAATGAAGAAACTCTTCAGGTTACCCACCCCACGGCCAAACACCGAGGGTGAAACACCAAGGTCACGTACCGCATTCTCAATACCAGCTACCCACTTTGCCGTGTTAGACCCAGCATTGTTTTGGTAATAGGCTTTCGCATATTCCATGTTCTTGGGTTGCTGTGTGTTCAAGGCTTCGTCAGAAAACACCTCCTTCAGCTTGGCACCAGCCTCCTGCATCGAACTCCACTTGTAGGCATTCTTGGCATACTGGATTTGTTCATTGAACCTTGCCAGGGCTTCTTTGCTGCTGGGCATACCGGGACGGTCACCCACAAAGCCACGGATGTTGTCCTTGCTCTCAAAGTGTTTCTGCTGACCTGCGAAGTTGGCTGTCTCTGTTGCAATGGCAGCTTCATAGGCCTCCTGCAAACGGAGAACATCCGGGTTGTCTCGCCCCAGCACATCACGCAACGTGGTGTATTGAGCCTGCAGGTCATTCTTTGTCATGCCACTGCGCACAACATGACTCTTCTTAGGATCAACAACTAGCTCAGGAAATTCTTTCTTTAGAGCTTTAATTTGTTCATTTAGACCCAGCTTGCTATCGGCAGCCAAATACCACTTCAAGCGCCCTTCCTTGTCATACACAGGTTGGCGGAAATCACCTTGCCAGCGTGAGGCTGTGTAATATTCCTTGGCACTGATGGGCTCTAGGCCCTGCTGTGCACGTGCTTGGTTTTGAATGTCCAGTGTGTCCTTGAACATCTGGCGAACACCTGCATACGCAGCAAGCGCCTTCTCATTCAAACCAGTTGCTTGTAGTTGCTCTGCCGTCATTTGCTGGCGGTTGAACATCTCCCACTTAAACACCTCGGCCATGTTCACAATGTCTTTGGTGGGCAACTTGCGTAGCTGCTTCTCAACCGGAACAATGGTTTTGGTGGTGAGTAGGTCAGCCCGCTTAACGGCGTTCTGCACTGTTTTAACTACACCATCCACAAGGGCACTGCGGCGTGTCAGCGCCTCTAGATTGCCCCCTGAAGCAGTCAGGGTAGCTGCCTTGGAAACAGATGCGTCCTTGCCCTCTGCAAGGGCCTTGGTGATGACATCCGTTGGTGTAGGATCAACCGGAATCATGGACTTACCTACAATCTGTGTAACCGGTCCACGGGTGTTTTGAACAACCTTACCTTTAAAAATATTCTTTAAAGATTCGGACACACCTTGAAAGTCCACGGCACCACGCTGTGAAGCGGGAACAGAAATAGGACGGCTACCATAGCCCGGTAGTTGCTCCCCCTCCAGTGGCATCAGGTTTAGGTTACCTGCGTCAAAACGAGGGCCCGCAGCTTCCTTGTTGATAATGCCCTTGCGCTGTAGCGAGGCCACCATCTTCTTACCCAGGTCTGTTTGCACACGACCCGGAGCAATGTTAAAGCCAGCTTCACGAGCCGCAAGGTACATACGAGCAGCGGCGCCATGACCACGCAGGCCATCTGCAACTTGAGCATTCTCAGCCACCAGGGTGCCATCTTCACGAATGGCAAAGTCCACAAAACCAGACAGCTTACCGTCAGGGGTCTTGAGCCTCACCATGACGGAGTTGGCCGAACCCAGCTTAATTGGCTCAACTTCAACATCAAATTTCTGGAATTTATTTTTAATTGTGTCTAGGTCAGTACCAATATCAATGCGCCCTGCTTGCTTGCGAGGTACTCGTCCACGTTTCTGACGCACTGATTGGTAGTCGGGAGAGTCATAGGCATTGCTGCGTAGCTCCTCCTCCATTTGCATTAGGAGGTCTTCCTTGGCAGCTTTCGCCTCGTCAACACGCTCCTGACGGATACGCTGTACTAGCTCTGGATCAGCCTGCTTAACCTGCTCTTGACGCTGGTTCCACATTGCCCCCATTTCCTGCTGCACAGCAGCTGGATCGGGTCTATCAACAGGTAGGTTGTCTAGAGCCTGTTGCTTGGCTTGTGCCTCTGCATATGGATCACGGGGCCGATTGGCCTCCACAAACATATCCAGCTGTGGGTTTGCCTCTGCCTGACGGGCAGCAATGGTTTCAACACTGTCCGAGAAAGGTAGGTCTAGCTGGCGTGCTGCATCCATTGGTGCAACAGGAGCCTCTGCACGTACAGGTGCATCAGGCAGCTTTACAGCGGGTTGTGTCTGTGGACGGCTAGGCGTCATGGGACCCATAGCACCACCGAGAATGGCCGAAACAATGGCGCTATCTCGATTGGGGCCTAGGATTTCCTTAGTGCGGTCTTGTTGGGCAACAGCGGCAATAGCCTGCTTGGTGAGTACATCCTGTGCAGCGTTGGCACCTGCACCCGTGAGGGCCTTCTTAACCAGTGTGGTCCCAAAACCACCTGGCAGGGCTAGGCCGACAGCATTACCAGCGGTGTCAATTGCCGTACCTGCCAGGGCACGTGGAAGGGTCTCACCTTCCTGAATCATGGTTTGACCTGTGTCCGCTGGGCTAGCAAGCATTGCAGCCATTTGGACTGGTAGGGTGACAACAGCACCTGTCACCTTCCCACCCAATCCCACCTCATCATTGTTTGGGTTAGCAGCACGCAGACGTTCTGCCGTGCGCTTGTCCAGCTTGCTGAAAATCTCATCCGCCTTGTCTGTGTCAAACAGGTTGACAACACCACCAGCTAGGCCAGTACCAAAGCGGTCAATGGCGTTAGCAGCCTGTTCGTTGGCTAAATGAATTGCTGTGCCTAGGCTGGCTTTCTTCTTAACAGGTTCGGCAGGGTCAAGGTCTTGTTCCCAGGCCGGCTTCTTAGAAGATTCTGTTTGGTCTAAGTCCTTGTCCCATGCTGCCATTTATCGTTTCGTCCCTAGTTTGCCGTCAGGCGTAATGAATCGAGTACCCGGAGGTAGCCGGCTATAGTCCGCATCAGAAGTGACACGTACTGGCTGTGTTTGTTGTGGTGTCGTAGCACCCGGATTGGGGCGGGTAAACTGCTGTACTGGCTGTGGCCCATTAACTGCAACCCCACCCATAGCACCCAAATCAACCTTGCCTTCTTGTGTTGCACGAGCACCGGCTTGGCGATCCTGAACACGCATACGGTTGTACTGGTTGGCTAGATTCATGAGGCGCTCAGCTTCTACCTCATCACCCCGGGCCAGAGCCTCTTGAGCAGCTGCAAAGGTTGCTGTTGCTGCCTTCTCGAATCCCATCTTCCCGGACAACAGAGCAGCCTCGATATCGGAGGCACCACCCGAACCACCGCGCACATACTTACCAGCCTCAATGGCCTGGCCTTGTGTCTTACGTGCCTCGTCTCCACGAACCCGCTCCAACTCAGCTTGGCGCAGAGCCATCTGACGCTGCTTCTCGGATTCCTGAACCACACTGCGGTGTTGCTTCAATAGCATTTCGCCCATAGCCCGTTCTTGTGGGTCTTGGGACATAGCCATTTGCTGTGCCCCGTTCTCAAGAATCTTCAGGTCTGAGTCCGATAGCTGGGCGCGAGCAGCGCCTTTGGCACCAGCGATTTGCTCACCCAAACTGCCCCGTGAAACAGCGGCCTTGTCTTGCAGCAGGCCACTTTGAGCAAAGATGCCGGGCAGACCAGCTGCCGTGGTTTCATTTCCTAGCCGTGAAGCCTCAAGTTTTAAAGGATTGTTTTGCTCATTAAAAAGAATATCCTGCAAAGCCTGTTGTTGATTTAACTTGTCAGCATTCTGAGCAGACTCAAATTGCTGTAGGCCGTACTCAACAGGAGCCACAGAATACTGACCAAAGATTTGTGCTAGGTTTGGATACTGTGCATTAACCTGTGCCATTACATATCCCCGTAGTCGTCATACACTGGACCAGCTAACGTAGCGGGAGGTCCCATAAACTGGCCCTGGTTGAAGTTGTCATAGCCTTGGAAGTATTGCTTACCCATCGTGCCAAGCTTGTCCATCAAACCACTCTGGCGCAGCACGTTGTAGAGGTCCTTGTATTGGCTCATTTGTGCAGCACTCTTCTGGTTGAATAGGCTGTTAAGTTGTGGTGCTTGACGCGAAGCCATTTCAGCAAGTCGTGCCTGTAGCTCAACACTGCGAGGACCATATTGACTGCGACGACCAGAGGCAGCATCCTTACGGGCAAGCTGTTGTTCCAGTGTTTGGGCATATGCCGAGTTGGGACTAAACAACTGTTGAAGCTGCCCAATCTGACCTTGAATATCCTTCTTAGCTTGGTTGGCACCATAGAGGCCCAAACCAGCCGATGCCAGGGTGTTACCCAGGTTCTGGCCTCCCTGGCCCTGCATACCCAGTGCATTCAGGCCCTGTCCAAACAGGCTACCTAGGCCACTGGTTAGACCTCCTTGCATTGCACCTTCACCCACGCTGTCTCCCTTCATTGCCGCGCCAGCAGCACCACGTAGAACACCTGTACCAACCTTGCCGAGCATTCCACCGGTGGCCTTGTTGTATTCGCTGTAGGTGTCTGAAATGTCTTTCCATGTGCTTGAGTTATCAGCTGCCTGGTTGACACCATTCATAGCACCTCCAAACATTTGGGAGAGGCCAGGTAGGGCACCTTGTAGGGCACTTTGAATAATCTCACCACCGTTGGCCCAGGCATTACCTGCACCAGCTGCTGCACCGCCCACAGCTTGACCGGCCTGAGCACCAATACCAGCAGCTTCACCAGCAGCGCCAAACCCTGCCCCCATACCCTGTGTGCCATAGTAGGAGGCAATTAGCTGGGCAATGGCATGACTGCCCCGGCTGTTGCTTGTGTCAACGCCCTTGTTCTCCGCACTTTGGTAAGACTCCTTGGTAGGACCTCCATATTGGTTTACATAGGGGTCATACTCCTTACCCGTAACCTTGCCCATGAGCTTGGCACCGAAGGGGTCCCCAGCACCAATGAGTAGTTGGGTGGGGTCCTTCTTAAACTTATCCTCCCAATCCGCCAGCTGACTCATTTCAAAGTCACCCAACGAATCAGCATACTCACTTACATCACTACGCCAATCCGACATCCAATCAGGTGCCCAACCTAGGTTCTCTAGGATCGCACCCCCGGGGTCAAACATATTCCCGATGGTGTCTCCATGATCGCCACTGAATAGGCCACCCGGGTCTACAAGATCACTAAAAAATCCCATGTTGTTTCCTTAAACGATGCCTACCCAAACAGCACCGTTCTTTACGTAGATGCGTTGGTTGGCAACACCGGGTGTGTCTGCCCGAAAATAGAAGTCTCCATTAACACCTAATGTGCCGGGAGGTGCCCCCACTCCACCACTGATAAGGGGTGAGATTAGGAGGGGTGAGTTGTTTTGAACCGCCGTACCTGAACCAGTTGTTGGGACACCATAACCGGCCAATGTGGTAGGTGTCCCTGTAATACCAGTCCAAGCAATGGAGATGGCCCCAGTATTGACAATGGTGCGTAGCTTCTCATACCAGTCATTCCAGAAGGAGTTTCCGGGTGGCTGTCCAATTGGTGAGGGTGGTAGGAACGCCATATCACCAAGCCGCGATGGCGGTGCGCTTCCAAGTATTGGTAGCTACACAGACATAGATGTAGTTGGAGTCCCAGCAGATTTCCCCTTGGTTACCCGCTGCCCCAGCACTTGCCGGAGTACGTGAGGTACGCAGCCTTAGGTTCTGCCCATAATGGTCAACACCAGACGATAGTACCAACATCCAAGGGGTACCACCCGCATATGGATAGAATGTATGCCCGTCGCTCAAATGCTCCAGGCCCTTGGCCTTTAGTCGCAAGGAACCGGCAGCCCCTGAGTTCTCCACAACGGTGGTGCCGTTACGTGTGAACGTGAAGTTGGCGCCAGATGGGTCAAACTCAATGTTGCCGCTAGAACCATACATAGTGGTCTTTCGGGTGGAGTCCCAACGCCAGAGCTTTGTACCGTTAATCCGTAAGTCCAGGGTCTTACTGTCGGTTTGATCTGGGTCCGCAGTGAAGTCTACAAAGCCGTTGTACCCAAAGGATAGAACAGCAGCCCGGTTGGTATTGCGCGGAATATTAAGGGCCTCCAGACGGTGGTCCTTGGCAAACGCCAATGAACTGTGCCGAGCGGTGTTTTGCTCCCACTCTGTAATATCGGTGTACGGTGCCGCAACAGTGTTAAGCTCCATACCACGTGTAGCAATCTCAGAGTATCCGGCAAACTTCAGGTTTACACAGTTTGAGCCGTTAACCAGGATTGCTGCGGGTACAGCGTTAGGAGAGGTCCCGGTACTGTGGAATTCAAGGTATGCACGGAACTCCAATTCGGTACCACCATCAATCTGAATTCCTGTGTTACCTCGCAGACACTTTACATAGAACTTGGATCGCGTACAGCGGTTGTTGGCGCCTGTCACATCTGACTTAAACCACATCCCGCGTTTACATAGATTAGTTGTGACATTATCTACAGTGATGTAGAAGCATCCGCTGTCTGTCCCCAGCACGGTAGGGCCGGGCTGCACTACCACCCCCTCATCACAATTCTCAATGTGCAAGCTGCTCCATTCTTGGTATGACTGACTGCGGTAGCCAGTGGTTTGCGTCATACTCTCCGGAACAATACCAAGGCCAATAATGCCTGTCTTTCCATTGGCATCAATGCGGAAGTCACTCCCACCTGAGTAGAGGCGAGATGCCCTTACCATAACCATGTTGTTACTACCAGCCTTCAGGACTGTGTTTACTCCACGGCCACGAATAAGGATGCCCTTACCTGTGGAGAAGTCTGTACCAGTGTCTGGCAGCTTAATACCATCAGCATATGAGTCTGCTCCAGCCATCGGATTGGTTGTGCCATTCAGCAAAATGGTGCCCACACCCAAATCCAGAGTACCTCCCCCCACAGACACCAGATATGCGATTGCCGCATTAACTGCCGTATCGGAGGCGGTTGCCCCGGTCAGGTCAGCACCGAAATCTGCCAGGCTCACAGTCTCAGCATTCTTCTGATGCTGTGTACGGTCCACAGCACCTGTGAAGGGCTGCACCACTTTCACCATTGCATCGCCATCAGTGAGGGCACTGCTACTACCCAAGGCGTAGCGGAATGTTCCGGTAGGGGGGCTTGCCGAGGTGTAAATGTTGTCGTTGACATCATTGAGCCACGCCGCATTTACGGCTGGGGCCTGAAAGTCCACATAGGTTGTATCAGCCATTTAATTTGTTCCCATATTTATTTTTACTTCTAGACCTTTAATACGGAAAGGACCAGAACCTGTGTATTCCCACTTAAAGGCTCTGCGCCTAAACCGCCCTAAGCGATCTGTGCTGGGACGCTCTTGGAAGAAGTTAATGTCTCGCGGAGTGGAGAAGGTTAGATAATCCGTATCCGTCCAGCTGAGTTGCATAGTCTCAGTGGATGTGATTCCCCGGTCACACCACACCGTTACCTGGGACATATACTTTTGGTTGTATGTATCAAACGTCTGATTGGGTGTAATGCCACGGCAGGTGAAGCTGGTGGACGAATCCGTTCCCAAACCTTCTTGCATGTTGTAAACCGAACCATTTTGCTGGCGGATGAAGTAGCAGCTATAGCTACCTGACTTCTTCACATTCACACAACCAACCATGTCAAAGTAGGGGTTCCCGGCATAGCCCCAGCGTGTCCACAACTTGGTTGTCACGTCATACACAAACGTATAATTGAGGCCTGTGTATAAGACGTAGAACACATGCCCGGAGATTGCTACCATGCTTCCACGGTAGTTGTCAAACTGCGCATTCAGACCACCTAGATAACGGGTTAGGGTTACGTCACCAATCCCGTCCATCTTCAGGTCTTCTAGAATGAAGACATCCGGCTGACCCTCTACGTTGTTGCCCACAAAGATTGCTTTGTTGCCCCACTGCGCATAACCACCTAGGTAGCCATTGAATTTAACAGGGGTGTCGTTTCGCTGTAGTGGGCTACCTGATGTATTACCTGCATCCCAGAAATACTCAATACTGTTGGTGCCGAAGATGGCAATGTAGTTGTTGAGCTTAATCGGTCTAACCGACTGGTCAGGTAGAATCTCGCACGAGATGAAATCCCCCGCAGTCCACAACATCGGGTCATTGAGGTTGCTGTTGTATAGGTCCCCAGTTCCCGTCTTCAGCAGGAAGATGTAGCCGTCTAGGAACACTGGATAGGGCTGATGGGGAACCGGTAAGTCAGGTGCAGTGCAGGTAGTAACGGTGTCTGTGCTACTCAGCATCTTTAAAGAGGTGCCATCCGTGAGCACAACCGTTTGTGTACCGTTGTCATAGAGGTAATCTGTGAAACCTACCTCGCCGGTAATCGTGGAGAAGAACCCGGCATAAACGTTGGAAATGCTCGTGGTTGCAACGTTATAGATATACAGGGTGTTGCCAATTACCCAATACAGCTTTTGAAAGTCTGCATTGAAATAAATACCTCGGGACTCTGCATCAGTAGCCGAGTAGAACAGACTAGTGCCCGGACGCTTTACAATGTGATAGTCATTTTCCCCAATTTCCTTGTTGCGCACTAGCTCTACAAAGACGTTGAAGAAATCGGTGTCATATCCCGGTGTGTTATTACGACTAAACTGGGTGCCCAGTAATGGCACCATTTTGGTTTGATATGTTGACTGAACTGGTGTTTTACTGAACGCCATTACTGCCTCATCATGGGCGCGAAATACAACGAGGCTTCATCAGTTCCGAAGGACGTTGCTTCCGCTGTGTAAATCTGCATCTCCTGCATGAGTAGCTGACGGTCACTGAGCGGCACACCATATTCCGGGGCAAGGGCTACAGCGAGTTGGTAAATGATGGCCTGATGCCATTCCTGGGGAAAGTCTGGAGTGTCTGTGCCAGAAACAAAATCCTCAAATGGCCGCTGATAAACAATTTTAATTTGTTTATTTGTAATGCCAGCTGTATCAGGTGTGGGCCATACAGTGATGATTCCGTAGTTCACCAGAGGCTGGTAGAACATCTGGATAGGACTGCCGGTGGAGCCTGTTGAGTAAATGGTGTTATATTCATAGATGGAGTGAATTTCCATCTCAATGTTGGCACCGGAAACTGTGTCCACCAGAAGGGCCTGCTGCATCTTCAAGGGGAACGGAGTTGCCAGAGTTTTGCCTACGCCAATCTCATAAGTTGCTGTACCAGCCACGGGAGTAAAGACATATTCCTTACGTGCCCAGAGAGGCATTCCTAGAGTCTGTAGCTTGGCAATGACTACGTTCAGTGCCTGAGCACCATTGGTGAGGTCCTCTGGGTCCGCCGTCTGGCCCTTAGCCAGTACACCCAGCTTTCGGAGAGCGGCGGAAATCAGTTGATCCCGGGTTAGTTCAAAGAGGGTGAATCCACTGGTTGCCATGTGTTAATCCGGTAGGTTGTAAAAGAGTCCCGGTGTCATGCAGCCAGGGGTTGCCAGTCCAGGGACAGCAATGCTTTGGGCCAGAGTACAGAACTGCACAAAGACATCAGCAGGCTCAGGGCGCACCCAAGGAGGCACAATTGACTCCCTAGGTGCCCTGATGTAAAGCTGTGGATGCTTTACTTCCCAATCTTTAGAACAGACCTTCAGCCCGTCCCAACGATCTTTAATTTCGTTTGAAGGGAACTCAAAGCCGCACACATCGCATACGGCAAGCCAAGTTCCGGGCCAAGGTTGTTTTCTCATGGTTTACTCAACTGCGATTTGACAGTGGTTTCAAACCTATCTAGTCGGTCCCACAACTCCTGCTTGAACTCGCGGAAGTCTTCCCGACGCAAATAGTGTTCTTGGAAATGCTGTTGCCTCAGTTGGAGGTCTTTAATTTCCTGGCGGGCCGTGTCATGGCTGTTACGCATCTGAAACATGACGACACCAAGCAGGCCATTTAGAAGAAACGTGACGATTAAAACAATTACTGCGGTGTCCATTTAGTTCCATTTCTATGCCCCTAGGGTCATGCCCCGTAGCCAACATAAGCAACGGCACCCGTACCTGCCACCACCACGGTTAGACCAATATCACAACGCAAGGCGTTAACAAACACCACGGCGTTGTAGACACCAGTAGCTGGAATCTGTAGGACCGCGACAACCTTACCTGTTGCCGTTACTTCGTCATAAATCGTGACAGTTGCAGCGTTGGTGCCGTCTGCCGTAAGCTGAATGCTGTTTACCGTACCCTTGCCGGTACTGAGTAGGGTTGTGCTACCTGCTGCAAGGGCACCACTCGATAGTGCTGTGGTTTTCATATTTCCCCTTAAAAGAAGAGGGAGCCGTAGCCCCCTCCCTATTGTTTAACGCACGTAGCGAATGCTGATGTAAAGCTCGCCTGCCGTTGGGTTGCCGGTCGTTGCCGTGCCCGTGAAGAGCAGAGCAGTATCGGACGCCAGCGGAAGGTCATTGCCTTGCATAATCAGCGTTACGGGGGAAACAGGACCAGCTGCACCGGCAGCAGGGGTGTTAACGTCAAAGGCACTGGCAAACTTAGTTGCCGTGCCAGTCACACCAATGCTGAGAGTTGCCGCAGTAACACCGTTGCCTGAGAAAGCCGTTTTCTTCCAATAGTCAAAACCAAGAATGGTTGCATCTGCTGGGAGAACAGCTTTCACGGAGGCAGCACCGCCTGTCGTGAAGTCTGCAAACGTCAACTTAACAACCTTCACATGGCAGTCTTTGTCCATGTTGGTTGCAGTTGGGTTTGCCTGCTCATTAAAATTAATTGCCATTTGTTTTCCTTAAAAAAGGAGCCCGAAGGCTCCCTTAAAGATTAGGCACCAGCAGAGCCGAACAGCGCACGTGGGTCCGTCCAGCCGAAGCTGAAACGCATCGTGGCCTTATACTTGGCGTTCTCGGTATCAAAGTCCTCGTCCATACCAAACTCATCGGCACGACGCTCGAAATACTTCATGCCGTCCTTGACATCGGTGCGGATAAACCATGCATCGGTGTCGGTGAGGTAGTGGTTGGTGACAATCTTTGGGATCATGCCCATTGTCTTGAGAGCGTTGAGGTCGTTGTTTTCAGTACCAACACGGCCATCACTCTTCAGGATGCGGGATGCTTCAAAGATCGACTGACGCGGAATAATCAGAGCGTCCGGGCGGACGGCAATGGTTAGGCCACGGTCATTGGTGAAACCAGCGATGTCAATACAGGCCTGCTCAAGAGCAGCTTCTGACAGGTCAGAGGCGGTAGCCAGTACGTTGGACCAGGTGCCACCAGCGTAGTTGGGGTGAGCGCTGTTAATCAGCGAAACACCATCACCACCAGTGTAGGAAGCGTTGAATGCACGGTTATAGACGTTGGCAGCAATCACTTCCTTGGTTTGACGCATAGAGAAAGCCAGACCCTGTGCCTTGCGCTGACCAACTACGTCGTACTGGTCATCCTCATACACCTCACGGGTGATGACGAAGCCAGAGGCATACACCACATGGGTGTAGCGGGAAATGAAGCTTTGACGCTCGTTGTCATAGGTGATTGGAGCGCCTTCAGCCTTGACCGAAGCCAGACCGAATGAGCTAACACCAACGTCCTCTTCAAATGCCTTGCGGCTTGAGAATTTGTCGAAAAGCTTGTCCCACTCAGCGGGGTATTCGGCATAAGCCTTGCCCCACCAGGCATTGACGCCAGGCCACAGAGCTTTTGCGAAATTGGAACTGGTAATAACTGACATTTTTTATCCTTCTAGTTAAGCCACACCAGCAGTGTTACCTGCGAGGTTGGACGAGTTGAGAGTAACTAGAAGCTTCCAGTTGGCCGAATCAGACATATCCGAATCAGGGCGCTGCGCCACACCTAGCACTTTGAGGGGAAGAGTTGCGGTAGTTGCACCAGCACCACCCAGAGCGGTCATCGCGCTCAGGCCAGTAGGGGTGTTCACTGCCGTGTAGTTCAGACCCATGTTCATACCAATTGCCGTAATGGCAGTGGCTGCACCAGCTTGAACTTCATAAACAACTGACGGGTCAACACAGACACGAGCGTAACGAGCGGTGGAAGCCGCACGATATTGCCCGGGAGTGTTGAGGTTGGAGAAGTCAGGCTCAAAGCCAACAACCACACCAACGGGAAGACCCGTATCCGCCGAAGCGCGGGTAATAGAAGCAACGCCGTTAGCGTCAGCAGTACCACCCCAGTTAACTACGTCACCAACGCCAACAACGGTCGCATCAGCGGCCAGTAGGGCGAAAGTCTCTACAGCACCGTTCCAAGCACTACCATTAACGTGCTTGACGGGGCGCAGGCCCGAAGGCCGGCTTACGTTTGCCATTTACATTCTCCACAAGGGAGATGCACTTTATGATCGGGAGATTTCAAAACTACCCTTGTGACCTTTTAGCGCATCTTGTTTAATTGATTGTTCTGATGCGTCTACACGTGCCTGTTTTTCAGCCTGATCTTCTTGAAACCATTCCTTGTCAATTGACATGAGAACGGAGAAATCACCCTGACCTACAGAAACGCGAGCAGCAGAACCAGCTACAGAGGCGGCGTTAACCCGGCGATCACCAATTTGATGGTCTTCGGCCTTTTCAACTACCCACCCATTTTGTTGAAACATCTCAACACGACCGTCTTTGTCGTTGACAAATCGGTATTCACGGCCTTCTTGCTTGTTGGAAACATGCAGAATGCTCTTTGAACCGACTGGTGCCCGCTTCGGGCGGCTACCTCGTGTAACCTTCGCAATTTCTTTAGTCATTTTTAAAGCCCTTTAGCTTTTTTAAGATCGGCCAGGTATTGCTCTTTAGTCAGTACCTTGCTTTGAACTAGGTTGTTCATAATTCGACGCTCTGTGTCAGTAAGCTCGATTTCCTTTGAGGAAACACGGCCCTTAGCAGAACTCCCCTCCACTGCGGAAGGCTTGTCTTTGTTGGGGTTGCGGAACTTGGTAGGAAACTCGGCACGTACGGCCTTCTCAATTTCCTTCAGCACCTGATCGGGGGTCATGGTTTTAGCCATAACAGCCCCTCGGAACTTGGCCCCTACCTCATCCGCAAATACCCGCATATGAGGTTGTGTCTCATACCAAGTGTTTTGAGCCATCCAGCCTTGCAGCACAGGATGAACTTCAGGTTCAACCGGGGCAGTTAGCTCTTGTTTAAGGGCTCCGTGTTCTTCCTCAATTTCCTCACGTCGCTCATTGAGTGCGTGATACTTGGTAAGGTCACCTTCCTCAACAGCAATTTCTTGCTGCTTCTTGAGGTCGGCCAGAGCACGCTTGTATTCAGTTTCCTGAACCTTGGTGTAATGCGACTTCATGCCGTCAAGCGCGGCTTCAAGTCGTTTCAGTTGTTTGTTTTGATTGGCAATTCGTTCAAACAGCGGTTGACGCTGCACAAACTCCTTGGCATCAATGAAATTCTCATCATCGCCTTCAAACTCTTCTTTAGGACGCCAGCCCATCTCGATGGCTTTTTGCTCAATCGGAGATAGCTTCACTTCCTCGGAAGGGGTTGCTTCAGGTGCCGACTCGGGCACTAGTTCTTGGTTTTCTTCACTCATTCAGTTGTCTCCCACACCATGACGATGTCCTCGTCGTTGACCACAAGGTATTTCTCATCGGGGTTACCTGGGTTTTTCAGGATTTTCCCTCCGTGTCGAGCATAAGAAACTCGATCACCTACCTTGCACCAAGCATCCACGCCTCCGCGATCACTGAAGGCAACTGGCCCTAGTTGAAGCACAATGCCGGAATCAATGGCGGTGGCTTCTTTCCGTTCGTCTGCTTCTTGCAAAACAATGCCGCTGCGCTTGGCAGCTGCAATAACGGGATCAAAGGTTTCCAGGGTGTCTGGTTTAATTAGTACCCGATAACCGGGCGTTTTGGGAGTCATTGATTAACGTCCTCAACATCTGTGTTGATAATGTCTTCTACGGCTTGGATGTAGCCTGAAACGTATTCCAGCTTTTCCGGTTCGCCACGTAGATTTTTAAGCACGTTATATTTGTGCTCTTGGAGACCAGCGAAGAAATTTCGTGTTACTTCGAGTTCTTGCCACTCTTTAAAGGCTTGCTTTGAGGTTGCGATGATTTAAGCTCCTTAGCTTGAGTAATCTTCTGTTGATGCTGTTGTGCGTTTTGTTGGAGCTTTTGGGCTCCCTGCGCTGCCGCCTGCGCTTGGAAAATTCGTTGCTTATGGATTTCAGCAGCTGAGGTGATTTGGGCCTTCTCGCCCTCAATCTGCATTTGTTGCGCATGTTGTTGCGCCTTCATATGCATTTGCAGTTCGGCATCACGAGCCTGCAATTCCATCTTCTGCTGTGTTTCTTGAAGCTTGATCCCAGCCTTTTGCTGTTCCATCTGAAGCTTCATTTGCATTTCCATTTGCTTAGGATCAGGACCGGGCTCTGGAGGAGCACCTGTCTGAGCCACTTGAGGATTCAATAGCTGTTGCCAGTTAGGCTGTTCCTGAGCCTCTAGGACACGGGAAATAACCTCCACTGGGTTCATGAGGGGACCCGCCATACCCATAAGCTCTAGGAGGCCCTGGGCCTTCATCAGCTTCTCACTCTGGGAAACGGCGTTGGGGTCTGCACCTGGGCAGATGTCATAGCCCTTGTCCAAGAAGTCGTCTGGCCCAATGGGCTCATCCAACACTTCCGCCTCTGTTTGAGGATCAAGATAAACACCATTGAGGTAATAAATCTTTTTAAATTCTTCATCCAAACTGCGGAAAATACGCTTATACACAGCAGTGAAAACCTTCATCCCCTGTTCCACCGTAGCCATCGTTGTGGTTGCGGGGGTGTTCTGACCAGGCATCTTACCTGTGAAGATTTCAGCAACTGAGGCCAGTTCCTTACCAGAGGTAATCAAACTGCCCATAAGCTGGAACAACACGTTGCTAGGGTCCTTAGCCGGAAGCGGCACAATTTGCTTCTTCAGGTCATCTCCAGTGGCATTTACTGGTTTCCACTCACCGGGCTGCATCCGCGTATCACCAGCCTTGAGCCGCAGGCCCTTGCCAATGAAGCCACTCTGAAGGTTGCTCAGGGTGCCCGCATCAACCAACTGGTTAATCAGGGTGTTTACAGACTCGTTAATCGGACCAAGCAGTACGCCGAAACCAAGGCTGTAAAAGCTACCATCAGGGTTAGGCACAAAGGAAAACTTTGTGTAATACTGCTGGGCAGTGATTTTGGAAACTTCGCCATCGGCATTGAACTCTACGTCTTCCTCTGCAAAGCGGGCTACAATACGCAGTATCCGACCCGTTTCCTTGTGGAACGTAACAATGTAGGGCTCTTCATAGCCGTCATCGTCTAGGTCCAGGTAGGTATGCTGCTCAATCAGTGTGTAGGGCGTGGTTTCATCAATCGCCCCATCAAAGGGTGAAACCCGCTGGTTTGGATCGGTTTGTGGTTGAGGCTGGGTGCCTAGGTCAACATCAAGAAACAGGCCCTTACGGACCCGCTCTTTGAGAACCCGAGGCGTCATCTCAATGACTTCTGAAACCCGCTCGGCATCTGACAGGCAATGTGCCCAGTAGTTGACAACGAGGTTTTTAGGCAGAATCAGTGTGCTCTTAACCTTCTCGGTACTGGGATCGTAGAAAGTCTTTTTGAACACAGTGCCAATAATGGGCAGCATCATTAGCAGCTTGTCCATGTCCTCTTCCCAAGATTTCATGTCATGCATGAGTTGGTAGGACATAAAGGTGGCTACTCGGTCTGCCTTGGCCCGCTTCTGACCGTCAAGGTCTTTGCCAATAACCTTACCCTGCACCACCTTGCCGTTTGAGGGCACCAGACTTGGGTAAGCCCGTGCGGCAAACTGCATGGCAGCTGTGGACAGTAGGGGGTATTTGATGTTGGAGGCTTTAGGCCAGGGGAAGCTCTTTTCCTTGCGGACCTGCATTGCAAGGTCAGTCCACTCGTCTAGCTCCTTTTCCCAGTCTTCCCGGCTCTTCTGGTCCCGCTCAAAGCCGGTTTTGCAGGAGTTGCCAATGTCCTCTAGCGTCTGTTCATCCAGCGTTTCCGCAAGGTTGGTGGAGGCTAGAAGTCGCGTAACGGTGTTAATATCCTGTGAGTTGGCTACGGCCGGACTCCCCATCTCCGCTTGTTCTAAGTTCATCAAGGAAATCCTCTTCGTCTTGTTCCTCCCTTGTGGGAGCTTCAACCAGGTTGTTTAAAAGCAAACCAAGGTAGGAAAATGCATCCACCTGGTCGTCGTGTGTGTCTCGGGGGAACTTGGTAAGCTCATCCTCGAATGTAGGAAACCAGTCTGCTTCCTTGTCAAAGAAAACCGACTTGGCACGCATACGGGCCTGCATACCTCGCGCGCGGGTTAGCTTGTCCTTGCCTTGGTGCTTGAGTTGCACAAGGTTGATAAACACCCCGGTGCGGATCATTTCTTCCCGTAGGAAGGGGCCAATGGACTTGGAAACCTGCATCTCCTCAATACCGACAAACTCCGGCTGGTAGATGCGCTGGAGAGCAATAAGCTGGTCTACGATTTCTCGACCGTCTAGGCGTTCACGCACAACCTGTAGGATGTGAATCTGCCGGTTCTCGTCCACACCAGCCACCACGAACACCGAGTAGTCGGCACGTTGTTCCTGCGAAATCGCAAGGTCAACCGTGATGTAGATGTGCAGCTTCTGTTGCCGAATGTCCTTGGGACACTCTAGGAAGTCTGTGCGCTTGAAGAATGCCGAAGCCTCGTCAAGAGGCATGTTTAGGTATTCTTGGCTGTAGCCGTCTGCCATGCCGCTTGCAGCAAACTCAGCCTTCTTCTCAATAAACCATTGTGCGGAGTATTGTTCAGGCCACAGGATGTGCTCAAAATCCTCGCTGTGTGCACGATACTTAACACCGCGCCACCCGCCACGTTTTTTCTCACTCCACAGTTTTAGGGGCTCTTTCCGTGTCCACTTGTCATAGGACAGTGGCATCATGTTTTCCAGCAGGCTGTCTGTGTGCATCACAGTGCCCACCACACGGATAATCCCAGAACGGCTCATACAGGGCAAAAGGGCCTTGTAAAACCAATGTTTCATCTTGTCTCGACGTTCCTTGTTCATGACAGCCTCGTCATCCTCAAGGTCGTCGCAGATGACGATGTCAGGGCGTTTGCCCAACCAGTTCATACCACGGAGGGCCTGACCTGCGCCCTTTGCCATGATGCGGAACTTGTGCCCGTCAGCCATCTCTACAACAATATCTGTCTCGGAATCACGTACAAATTGAACGTGACCTTTGTCATTACGCTTTAACTCAAATAGCGAGTTAACAGCCTCGTTGTTCTGGAGATGGTCCTTGATGGACGACAGGAACATTACGGCCTGTGCCTCCGTGTTTGCGATGAGCACCATGTAGTTGCGCTCACGGAACAGGAGGGTTGCTAGGCCGTAAGCCACCGTACCACCGGTTGTCTTCGCGTGTGCTCGTGGAGCAGCGATGGCTACCTTGGTGTCCTTGGAGCAGAAGAGGTCCCACATCTCTCGGTGAAATGCAGGACTCTCTACGGCATTGTCAAATCTGGAAGATAAAACTGTTCTGGAAAATCCGGCAATTGTTTCTGATGTGAGCACTACTTCACCGTTTTCTCATAAGTCCGATAGGCACCTAGGCCCAGCAAACCAAACAAGAGCGGCATCATTTCCACCATGTCAATGGGCGGTAGCTCTATGTGATGACCGGTATATTGACCCAGTACGAATAAAGCAGGGCCACCAATGTACTTAGCGAAGAAAGCCAAAGCGCAACTCCAACCGACAGCTGGCCGCCAACCTGACTTGAAAAGGTTGTCGCTCTTTGCTTCCTCGACATTAACGTCCCCTTGTTTAAGAGCCAGCTGGGTGTTGGCATTCAAGATGGCAAGTTCACCACTTTGCTGCAATTCCAACAGTCTTAGCTTTGCTTCTTCTTGTTTTGTTTTATCTGGAAAAATTCTTTCCACCAGGGAAAGGCCAACCTCAAGCAGTCCAGCTGCCACAACTGGGGCAACCATTATTTCTTTCGCTCCCGCTTGGAGGTTTGGCTTTTCATGCTCCCGTCAGCGTTGCGGGAGAAGGACCTGTTACTGGAAGCAGACACAGCACGAAGGTTGGATTTGGCGGATGTGCCACCCTTGGAGAGTGGTTTGCGGTGGTCGAGGTCTTTGCCGTCGCCCCGCTTAACTGTGCCGTCCTTGATGGCGTCATTGCGAGCCACGGTACGTTCTGAGCGGTTTTTCCGCTGTTCGGGTTTGGAGTGGTACTTGTCGTACTCTTCTCGATAATTACGTTTCCCGTCCTTCTGGTAAGGCATCCGATTCCCCTGGTTGTGAGGCATCACTAACAAAGATAACGTCAGTTACCTCCACAGGAGCCTTGATGTCTTGTTTATTGGCAAACTGGGCAAACTGCTGCGCAAGCTTTTCCAGCTTGGACACAACGTTGTCCTCATGCACTTGAACCTTCTCTGTGGTGTTGAGGCGTTCCCGCCGGTCAATCATGTCCACAGTGACACGGTGAATGTCTCGGAGAGCAACTGGTTTGCGCTTCATCTTTCCCGTTTTCTGGTCATAGATGAAATCACCGTGCTCTAGCCGATCTTCCACAAGCTCCATGCTTTTAGAAATAATCTTTTTCATTCGATTGGAAACCTCAATGGTTTCTTGTCCACGAATGTCATTTGCCATTTCCTGCCACCACTCTTGCCGCTTCCAGGAAGTAATGGTGACTTCGGGGATACGTAGGGCATTGGCAGCGGCACGCACACTGCCGAGCAGCATGTAGGTTTGTAAAGCCTCAATCTTCTGGCTGTCGCTGTAGCGCACATTGGTTGGTGCATCTATGGCACGCCGCTTAGGCGATTTGAGGGATTTTCCCTTTTCGTTGTCGGTTAGCAAGGAACTACTCCAGTGATCTTCAAAAGCCAAGGCATATTGTAGCATTTTTCAATATGCAAGATCTTTTATATACCTTATTCTGTTTTATTCTTTTCCATGATTCGACGCATGGACTCGCCTAGCGTGGCCCACTCTTCCGGGGAGCCGGTTCCCTTCATGCGATTGGCCCGCCAAGACACGATATGGACATTTCCCTTGACATACCCCTTGGTGTTGTCGATTCGGTCAAACGTTGGGTAGTCATCAGCCTTCCACATTGTTTGGTTGTAATTGAGTGGAATTCCAAGAAGTGGACAGTGGGTTGTGAACTCAATGTCGCTGAACTTGATGTCGAATTCCTTGGCCTTGGTGTTACGTCGCTTGTTCTGGAAACGCTCATAGAGGTTGCCAAACATGGCCTGGGCCACTGTGGCATTAACACCCAGTTCACGCATAAACTTGCGGGTATAGTTTTCTGTGAGCAGGCGGAACTTTGCCTGCATTTGGCTCTGTAGGTCCTTGTACTTCCTTCGGATACACGATGAGAGAGTGGCTACAGGTACATCCAGCATGTCAGAGATAACCTTGTATGGAACACCAGCAGAGTAGAGTTTAACCAGGGAGAGTTCTTGTTCGTTAGTCATGGAGCAATTTGAAGTATAGGGTGTAAATATTATACCACATAATGCATTCCATTTCTACACAAACACAGTGTTTAAAGAAAATATTCTTTTAATGCGAGGTCATCAGGCCGAGCATCTGAAGGGAGAAGACACCCAGGTCTTCGACCAACACAATGAAGGAGGAAGGGAGCCCAAAGCTCTCTTCCGACACACAGATGTTGTAAGAAATAACAGCATAAGATGTAACAGTTCAAATAAAGTTCTGTGTCAACGGAACTTTTTTCATTTCTTGTATCTAACTATATTATTCTTTTACTATAGCTATATACGCGCGAGAGGGCCACACAGCCCGGCAGCGCCGAGTGCGACATGCCAGTCCTTGGGAAAGGAACACCTAGACCCCCTCAAATGGTGTTAGCCAGGCTGTCAAAGACATGCCGAGCTACGCGAGGCACAGCCAATAGCCCTAGAAGGCCCCTAGAAGGCTCTAGGAGCCTCCAACGGAGGTAACCAGCAGGGGTAGGTGCTATGTGACCTGAAAATGCCCCAAAAGGGCTAAAATCCCAAACACCCTGTTTTATGGGAAATTGTAGAAATTTGGGAAAGTGGCTTACGCCGAACTGGGCCCTGGGAAGTTTTCCCCCACCCCCCTCCTAGACATGGTGTTTTTCTGGTGAGCATCAGCCTGTAACAGTGGTTCGATTCCCCACACAGGCATCACACAGCCGCTGAAATCAACAGCTTGGCATTGATGTGTGTAGAAGCTCCTCGCCTGCCCTACCTAACCCATGCCTAGCCCCCCCTCATGTAAGGGGGTGTGCCCTGGTCTAGTTGGGTGTTGATTAGCTGAACGTGTGTTCATTAATACCCGGGTACAATTGGCTTGAGGCAGGTCAAATGTATACACTGTTTACATTCAGCCCCCTATCAGCCCCCTAAGTTCCACACAGCACAATAGGTTTTTACAATGACAAAGCCTGTTGCAATAGCTACATCTCATCGACCTAGCCCCTTTTTTCCTTTTTAGGTTGTCTTTTCCTTTTTCTTCAGGCACAATGCAGTCATGCATCGGGACAAGGGTGTCCCAGCCCAATCAGGAGAAATGACATGAGCTACGCCCAATATTGCCGCCTGCACTTGAGTGTTGCCGATTCCAACCGTACCCTTGTGCGACATGCTCAAAAGATGCTCAGTGTGGAAGGCCGCAGCGCGGCCATGCGTAAGGTCCGTCATGATTGGCTGCGTGCAATGATTGCAGAGCATGACAAGGCGAGAAACCTCACAGCCTACCTCTGCCAGAAAACTTCCCGTGCCAATCCTCAGCCGGTGCGACGTTGAAATTATCAGTCTCGCCTAACCACAACAACGCACCTGGAGCCTGTAAAGGCGAAGGTGCAAGGAAAACGCTATGACACCAACAGCCCTCCTCACCTGGATCAACACCCATGACACGGGTGTGTGGCCGGCAGCTGTGTTGACACCTCAAAACACGGTTGTGATTCGCTCTGTAGGCTACAACAGCGCCACAGACGAACACTTTCGCTATGAAGATGAGGTGTCTAGCTACGCTGATGCCCGTCAGATTCTCGGCTACTAACAGGTAAGGTACATCATGGACACCAAGCCGCGTGTGTATATCACCAAGAGCCGAAGCGGCCACTACCACGTCACCATCAAGGACGCAGGTGGCTTTACCGTGGCCCGAAGCGGTAAATGCGAACTTGAAACCGCGCGTCTATTCGCCCGCGAAGAACTCGCCAAGCTCGCCACCTAACATCCGCTGCCCGACCCGCCTTGTGCGGGCTTTCTCTTTTGTGTACATTTGACATGTTCAAAACATCGGAGGAAACATGTCCCTAGCTGACCTCATTAAGCAAAAAGAGGAACTTGAGAAGGCCATTGCACAGCAGCAGGCAGAAGAGCGCGGCAACGCAGTTGCCCAGGTCCGCGAGCTAATGTCCACCTATGGGCTTACGGTTTCAGACCTAGCGCCACAGAGGGCGCCAACACGCCGCACAGCAAGCAAGGGTCTGAAGGTAGCTGCCAAGTATGTCAACAAAGACACCGGGGAATACTGGACTGGCAGGGGCCTGCAACCCAAGTGGCTGCGAGCCAAGCTAGCAGAGGGCGCCAAGCTAGCTGACTTCGCCACCTAACAACAAGGCCACCCTAGAGGTGGCTTTTTCATGTCCGCTGAGTAGGCACGGAAAATAGATGTAACAGTTTGTAAATCGCCATCTTTTTCCTTTTTAGGGTGTTATAGTGGCTACATCGACAACACATCTCCCTGGAGTGCATCATGGCAGCTTTGAACGGTCACAAGAATTGGAATCACTGGAACGTGTCTCTCTGGATCAACAACGACGAGGGCCTGTATGGCATGGCCCGTGAACTGGTTCGCGACAGTGAATCCCGCGACCTTGCTGCCCGCTCCATGCTGGAAGCCTTGCGCGAATTTGGCAACACCAAGACCCCGGATGGTGCTCCCTACAGTGTCAGCAGCATTCGTGCTGCAATGGTGGACATGTGAAACCCATCATCCTCACCCTTGTTGTTGTGTGTGCTCCGGCCCAGGCCGACATCATTGGTGTGCACTTACATAGCCGCCATGAGTCAGAGTCACACGTTGTCACGGCACCCGATGGCACCACCTTCACCCAGCGATACAACAACCAAAACCGTGGCATCTACTATATGCACGACAGTGGGTTGACAGCTGGGTTCTACCGCAACAGCTACAACAGAGACACGTTCTATGCTGGGTACACGTGGCAAGGCCCTACCTGGGGCCCTATCCGTCCTGCCGTGTCCATCACTGGTGCCACTGGTTACAGTCAGGTACATGATGTGGGCAAGATTCGCCTGCAAGTGATGCCGTCTGTTCAAATCTTCGGATTTGTGCGTTATGCTGTAGCTCCCGCTAAAGGTGGTGTTCTTCAACATATTTCTATAGAGAAAAATCTATGAAAACCGTGATTTTGTTGGCAACTTGTGTCTTTTTGCACGGTTGTGCATCTAGAGATGGTGTTGTTGTGAAGGCCTCGCCCCTTAGCGGGGCTTCTTCACGTCCGGCATCCAGTGAACCTGTGTGCCTGCTACCCGGGTCTATCAACCTACCCCACACTGTTGTAGGCAATGTGGTTGCCACAAAGCGCAGCTATGGACAAGTGGACGAGCTTGCACCCGAGGTTGCCAAGTCGGCACGCCGCATGGGTGGCAATGCTGTTGTCAACTGGGCACCCTCACAACGCTTCAAAGGCCCTGTTGCATGGCGCGCCGTGGCCCCCACTGGTCAAGGTCTTGTCGTTTTTGTGCCTGAAACATTCAGTTGCACGCAACTTGGTGGACAAGTCTTTTAAGAAAAAGGCCTAAAGTTGTTGACTTGGTCGAAAAGCTGTCCTAAAATTCACAACATCTTGTGCAGAAAGGAACTAAAATGCCCTTTGTTTCACCGAACTTCCAAGACGCATCCTACGAACTCAAGTCAATTCCTAAACCTAAAATCGTAAAACCAATGGCAAACCCCAAGGCTCTTTCCCCAGTTCTCATTGCTTCCATGATTCGCAGCGCGGCAACGCCGGGTAGCGGTGTCACCCAGGCATCCCTGCTGTCTCTGGTGATTTCGAGCACGGTGATGACCTATGGCACCCATGCCGCATCCTTTGAGAAGGAGCGTCCTGGTGTGTACGTGGTGAGCTACTACCTGGAAGGCACGATGGTGGATCAAGTGCAGGCCGCCAACACCGCAGAAGCAAAGAGTCTCGTGATTGAGTACCTAGTTAACGCCGCGCGAGAAGAAATTGCAAAAGAAAAGCAGAACGCCTAGGATTAACGCCCTCCCTCCCAACAAGGCCCGTTTTACAGCGGGCCTTTTTTGTTTCTACACCCAGCCTGCTGTAAAAAGCCCGCTTTTTCACGTCTGAAGCTTGCGACGACGTATGTGCAAATGGTCGGCACCTGCCGTTCTACGGGTAAACACCTAGGAAAAAGATAGAAAAAGAGGAAAAACAAGTTGCCAAAAAGGAAAAGCGGGCGTACATTACACACATGGGCACAACTCACCCATTAAAGGAGAAAACCAAGTGACTTCCATCTTTGTGTCGCCCTCTGATGGGGCAACCCGCGAGTTTCACGGCCCTGAATGTGAGGCCAACATCTTGTTTGGTGGTGTTTTGCTGATTGTTTGTAGTGAAACCGAGCAACACGCCTGGGCACCTGGCAGTTGGCACAGCTACCGCGTTACCAAGGAGCAGCAATGAACCTCTACGATCAAATCATGAAAATCCGTAGTAGTGCCGTAGATGCACACGACGAATTCCCAGACCAACACAGTGCCTATATGGCCGGCCACAAACATGCCCGCCATGCTGCTGCTGAACTGGCTATGGAGGCTAATGTTGTGATTGATGTGGCCTCCATGCACGCAAACATACAAGCCAAACAGATTAGTGAACAACACGAACTTATCGAGCAGTTGGCTGAGGCACTAGCCCAGTCGGTCGAATACATTAAGGAATACCAGCAGGCCGACAACGCACGTGCAACACTTTTCAGCGCCTGCGCCGCTCTGAAAGCTGTGCAGGAGTACCGCGATGGCTGACCTTCAATTCTGGACCTCGTTGGCTGTGCTGCTGACATTCATTTACGTGCTTGCACGTGTGTTGGCTATTTGCTACGAATAGGGAGATTACAATGAGTGATGTTTTCTTTTTTCTTTTTGGTGTAATCTTTGCACTTGTGTGTGAAATGGTGTTGGACCTGTTCAAGAAAGGGATTGAGCAATGACCTTCGACTTCTACCTCGATGCGTGGAAATATGCAGTGCGGCATCGCATTGCGGCCAAACTTATTAAAAAGATTAAACGCTTTGATGAAAAGCACCTGTGTTTTCAGGTGGTCTATCAATTGCCCAATGTGCGAGGTGTCAAATGAACAACAATCAAGGGCCTGAGTGGGTGGAGCGGGCGATGGCCCTGGCAGATTCGATTCGGCTGGCCGATGAACTCGCAGGCGACGAGGACGAGGCGAGCGAATCTGATGCTGACCGCACGTGGAGCGCCCTCCGCGCCCACCTCGAATCCCGAGAGGCCCTGGTGAAGCAGTTGGCCGAGGCGCTGGAAGAACTGCACTACGCCCACACCGACAAAGCAGACGCGCTGGCCCGCGCCGCCCTGGCGGCCTATCAGGAGAAGACATGAGCATGACCGCCGAACGCGCTGCGTATTTTCTGCGCCGCTTCAAGCACGACGAGAAGATGCTGGGCCCGAATGAGCAGGCTGCGCTCGACTTCGCTATTGCCGTCCTCGCCGCGCAACGGCAAGCCGAGCCGGTGGCGTACCAGTATCAGGACCGGGAAGGGAAGTGGCGCCCGTTCATGGATGAGCGGCACTACGAGAACACGGTAGCCGATGGCTCTTGGCCAATTCGTGCGCTCTACGCCGGCCCGGTCCCCGCAGCAGGCGACGAGGTTACGGATGCGCTGCCAATGGTCCCCCGTTCAGTCGCACAACGGGCCGTGAATCATGCCTCGCTCGGCACTCCCGGCAGCTTGTCGGACGCCACCAAGATGCTCGACGCAGCCATGCAAAAGGACACCCAATGACCACACCGAAAGAACTGGCGGACAAGGCGAAGAAGCTGGCCGCAGAGCCCAACCGATACAACACGCTGTGCGCCACCATCGACCAACTGCAAGCGATGGCCGAGGCGCGGCAGGGCAGCGGGGAGCCGGTGAATGCCTACACCGCCTGGAGCGCGCATTCGGCGCTCAATCACCTGAGCCTTTACAACGGGCCGGGCCGGTTGGCCGAGGCGACTGCGATGCTGGTGCCCGCCCCACCCTCTGCGCAACAGGCGACCGATGCTTACGACCCCGAGAATGATCCCCCAGCATGCGAGCCGTCCGACTGGTCGCCTCCTGCCGGGTGGGACGGTGACGGGTCAGTGGCCGCGATGGCTCGCCGGGCCGCACAACAGGCGACGGGCTCCGGTCAGGTGCTGACGGAGAACAGCGCGCTTGAAACGCTCATTGTTCTCGCAAAGTTCCTTGGGATCAACGAGGCAGAGGAGAAGGCCCGACCAAGTTATGACGGCTCTGCACCTGTGTCGCGCACCTTCATGGCGGCTATCGAGCGATTCGCAGCGGCCACCCAGGCGCAGCCCGAGGCGCCGGACTTCCCGGCCGGGGCTATCGTCAACGGCAACATTCACGCCGACCGTGTAGAGGCAACTGGCTTCGAGTGCGAAGGTGGCAACCTGCCGCTGTGCGCCGACTGGCAGGAGTTCCGCCGGTGCTTCAACCACCTCGCACACTGGGCGGAACTCCACGCCGCCCCCACTACGGGCAAGCGCGAGCCGCTGCGGGCTGACGTGGCGCTAGACATGGCCGAGCCTCTGCGCCCACTTTTCAAGAGTGCCGAGGATTGGCTGATGGTGCTGGCATACGCCCGCGCTATTGAACAGGCACACGGCATCACCGGGGAGCAGCGATGAGCGCGCCTGCACGTACCGAACCTCAGTCGCCCGCCGGATACCGCAAGTGCGAGTTCCGCGGCTGCAACACAAACGCCCGAATGCGCGCCTGCTGCGAGCAGGGTCGCCAGGCTGACAAGAAAGGAACCTGACATGCAAACCAACCAAACGCCGGAAGCGCTGGCGGATCACATCCTGACCACTGCCGCGAAATTCCGCCACGCCAAAGCAAGCGAAGCGCATCACGATTGGACGCTCCTGTGTGCCCTGGTCGACCGCCTGCGCGACATGGCGGCCAGCGGGGCGAAGGAGTGCGCTGCTTTGCAACGCGATGCGGAGCGGTATCACGTACTGAGGAATCGAGATTACGACTTTGTGGTTGAGCAGGATCGCCCTGGCTGGCGTACCACACTGCCGGTCGGGCGTGGCTTGGATGAAGCCATCGACGCCGCAACGAAGCGAGGTTGAGATGGAATCTTCCCTAACGGTCCAGATTCCGAAGGTGAAGCAGAATGCTGTCGACTTGGAAGCCCTGTCGCGTGAGACGGGTGTACCGGTTGAGGTGCTGCGCACGTTTGCAGGAATCTCCGACCCGGCCAACGAGCACCTGTTCACCGCCCAGTCCGCGCGCAAGGCGTTTGCTGGCGTGAAGGTCTATCAAGTAGGCTATCTTGTTCGCTATTCGCGAATTGGAGAACAAAATTATTTCTTTTCTTTTGACAGAGCCAGTGCAGAGGAATATGCAGTTAAGCACCACGGCACTGTGCACATCATGTTGGAACAACCGTGAGTAGGAAACATGCCATCACCGCACTCATCTACAACAAGCGTGGTCGCCTTATCAGCATGGGGCAGAACTCTTACGAAGTTACACACCCTCTACAAGCGCGTTGCGCCCAGGCCGTTGGCGAACCTCATCGCATATTTCTCCATGCTGAGATTGCCGCGTTGGTGAAGCTAAAGAACTGGGACACAGCCCACAGCATTCATGTGGCCCGCTACACCCGCAATGGAGAGCCCGCAGATGCCCAGCCCTGCAAGGCGTGTTGTCATGCCCTGAAGCTGGCCGGGATTAAAAATATTTCTTTTACGGTGAGTCACTAGCTCATCCGGTGAGCCACAGGAGACCAACAATGGCTACGAGCTATGAAGACATGAGCAAGTGCAGCTGGCGAGACCTGCATGCCGAGTGGCTAGATGACATGGATCAAGGAATCAACCAAGTTTTCCGGGAAGATTTTCTTAAAACGTGTAAAAAGCCCAACATCCACACTTTACCTGTTGTAGAATTTAATGGAGTTTTTGCAAAACGGGTAGAACTTACCCTAGATGATGTGCTAGACGACCTTCTCCTGAACAAGGAGGTGAAAGACGCTCTCATTGACCTTTTAGCCAACAGCACGTGTGTTCATTCTGAACACCTGCGGAGTCAGCTTGCAGGCTGCTACGCAAACACACACGGCGCACAACTAAACGAACTACTGGGGAACCCATGAACAAGCAAGCCGAAAGCCACGAGCTTTACGAAGCCTTTCAGGAAGATGTATGGGACAACTTATACAACTTCATGCACGATGGATTTAAAAATTACAGCGAGGATTGGGAAATTGCCTTTGCAGAGGCATCCCAACACCCCGATGTTAAAACCGCTCTCCTTCACCTCATGAATCAAGACGGCGTGCACAGTGTATTGGCTTTGCGTGACCGATTCAAGCATTTGTGTGCGAAAGCCCATGCAAATGTTAATGTTAATACTGAAGTCGCGCGCCTTTGGGCAATCCGCGAAACCTTTTAAGGAACCCATATGCGCTGCACAGCTTGCAACAAAGCCCTCTCCGACTACGAATCAACCCTTCGCCATGCCGAAACAGGGGAGTTTCTAGATACCTGCCTCAAGTGCCTAGATGGCCTGGGTATTAAAACCAAGGGGCGACCCGACCTAAACAAGCGGGAGGTGCCTGAAGATGACGAGGCCGACCTTTCGGAGTTCCGGGCATTCTTTCGTTCGCTTGGAGAAGAAGAATGAAATATTTTAAAAAGCCCAATTACAAACTTTGCAAGTGGGACCTGTTCTATGCGCTGTGGTGGGTAGGCATTGCGCCTGGTATGGTGTTGCAATGCTTGACTCTGGGGTGGTTCCGCTATTTCGAGATGGGTTGTGACATTCTTGAGAACGTGTATCAAGAAGAGCGCCGTTGGGAGAACGAACGGGCCAAGCAACGCTTGGAGCGGCAGCGTGGCAACTGATGCACACAGCCTGTTTAAACCCCTCCTGTGGGTCCTCTGATGCAAGGTATGTCTACAAGGATGGCTCTTCCTTTTGCTTCTCCTGTCGCAAGTCGTTCCGAGGCAATTGGAACCCATATGCATACACAGAAGAGCCTGCTAAACCGGCTGGCATTGCTTTGCCTGATGATGCCTCCCACGACTTTCCTGAGCATGTGGTTGCTTGGGTTGCTAAATATCACCTAACGGTGGAGGACCTCCTAAAACATGACTGCTATTACTCGGCAAGCTGGGACCAACTCATTTACACCTGGAGAGACGGAGAAAACAACCTTGTGCTCTGGCAAGGGAGAAACTTCCGACCAACAGCCAAAGTCAAGTGTTTTACCCAAGGAAAGCCCGACGAAGTTTTGCCGCTCTACCATGTGGGACCAACAGGCACAAACGACACGCTTGTGGTTGTGGAAGACCCCGTAAGTGCAATGCGTGTAAGTGCCTTTGCAACTGCCATGCCAGCCCTAGGCTCTGACCTGTCACCCAACAAGCTTGCTCGCCTACTGGACCGGATGCGTAGCGACGGTCTATCAAAGGTGGTTGTGTGGCTCGATGGGAACATGTACCCCAAGGCACAGCGCATGGCACAGAGGTTCCAGATGCTTGGTGTTGACGCTCGCGCGGTGTTCACAGAGGAAGACCCAAAGGCTCTGACCAATGACACCATGCAGGAAATCCTAGGGAAAGATGTAAAGTTGCTAGACAGCTTTTCCTAAACGCGGTACAATTTTCTCTAGAAAGAAGAAATGAATAAAGAAGAACTAGTTAGGAAGTACAGGAGGTTTTTGGAGAACAGCCTGGGCTACTCCCCCTCTCGTGCCTACGATGAGGCAGCTGTGTTGCTTCAGTTCCTAGATGACCTGTTTAAGGATGGAAAATGAGCACCAACCGTCTGCCACCATACTTTGTGTTTGATGACCTGGAACGTGACATCTGGCGTATGGAGGACATCCGAGATGTTCAGATGGTGCTTCTCCAGGTGCTGCAAATCATTCGGGACATGAAAGATGACTGATCGTGACACCGATAGGCTCCTGTTGGAGAAGGTTGCTAAGGCTGCTGCCCTAGGGGGAGAATGTGCAAGCTGAACTAAGCATTGTGGCTGCGTTCCTGTGCTATGGGGTTTGGGACAAGTTTCATTCTGATGTGTCCACCCAGGACATGCCGGAAGACCTTCAACCAATCTACCGCACACTGGATTCGTGGCACAAAACACAGAACGAAGAGCAAGCGGATTTGCATGTGCAAGACCTAGCTGCGCTTTTCTTCGCACAAAACAAAACAAATAAAGAGTTTTACGGAAAAGTATTCGATACACTGGGTAGCTACACACCCAATGTGTCTGTGGTGAGAGAACTCATTCAGTCAGTTAGACGTGCCAAGCTGCTGCGTGAACTAAGCCTAGCCTCCTATGACGTAGCCGAGGGTAAGAAGAGCTATGAGGATGTCCAGAAGCTTATGGAAGCACTGGGTACAGCTGATGAAGAGCCTGGGGATGATGCAGATGCCTTTGTTACTGATGACCTAAACAGCCTGCTGGACACGACATATAAGACGCCTGGCCTACGCTGGCGCCTCGATGTGTTGAACAAGTCGTTGGGTAGTTTGCGCAAGGGCGACTTTGGCTTTATCTTCGCTCGACCAGAGACGGGTAAAACCACCTTCCTTGCCTCTGAGGTAACACACATGGCAGAGCAGGCAACCGGTCCTGTCCTGTGGATTAATAACGAAGAGCAGAACCCAAAGGTAAAGAGCCGGGTCTATCAAGCTGCGTTGGGTGTTACGCTGGCGGAAATGCTGTCGAATACGGAATATTGGGATAAAGAATATAAGAAAAGGCTTGGTGGGAAAATTCTGATTCCCAATCAGTCTGTGTATACCCGCTGGGATGTTGAGAAGCTGTGCAAACGCTGCAAGCCTAGCCTAGTGGTCATTGACCAGCTACCAAAGATTAAAGGATTCAAGGCCGAGCGGGATGACTTGATGCTGGGTGCCATCTTTCAGTGGGCGCGTGACATGGCTAAGGAGTGGTGCCCAGTCATTGGTGTCTCACAAGCTGGTGGTGGAGCTGAGGGTAAGAAGTATCTCACTATGGATGACGTAGCAAAGGTGAAGACCGAGGTACAGGCTGAAGCTGACTTCATGCTGGGCATTGGTAAGACACATGACACAGGATGGGAAGAGTTTAGATTTCTAAATATTTCCAAGAATAAACTTTCGGGTGATGTGGACTCTGACCCTAACCTGAGACATTCCCGGATGGAAGTCAAGATTGACGCCCTACGGGCACGATACAAGGACATCAAATGACAGTGTTTGTTTGCTACACACGTATCCCCTATGAGGGGTGTACAGAGCCCTTAGTTGTGTTCTCTACCCGAGAACTTGCAGAGGCTTGGAAGCTGGGTGCAGAGGCCTCTGGCAGCTACGGACAACCCCGCATTGCCGAACTGGAAGTCGTATGAAGTCCAAGCTAAAGAACAAGCAGCAAATCTTTGTAGTCGTCCGTGTGTCCTCGGACTCCGGGCAATCTGTAGTGCTCGATAGCTTTGCAACACCGGATGCGTGTATGGACAAGTGCGATGAATACACACAATATTTTAAAGATAAAAATATTGAGGGCTTTGTTTTCCAACCACAAACTAGCGCATTCTACGACCTATAAGGAAAGAACATGGAACACAAACACGCTGCCATTCTGCGGGCCATTGCAGACGGGAAAGAAATTCAACTTAGGCACGGGAACTCCGGCGCCTGGACCAATTGTGTAGAGAGTACCTTCTTCTACTACGCGGACACGGTGAGTATTCAATTCCGCGTGAAACCAGACCGCATTTGTGGGTGGATTAATGTATATCCCGCAGGCGCTACGAGCGACATACATGACACCAAGGAGCATGCAGACATGGGTGCTGACCTGTACCGAATTGCATGTATTCCAGTTGAGTTTAATGAAGGAGATGGGCTGTGACAGTTGACGACATTATCGCAATTGTCGAGAAGGCGCGGGAGGGCTCCCTAAACCTCCGAAGCTACACCGGCTACAAAGAGATTCTACAAGCTCTGAAGCAATATCAAGCAGACGCAGAATATCAATCCTGGATCAAAGCATCATGAACCTAATTGACACCGCAGGTATTGCACAAATTCTTGGTGTATCTCGTGCTCATGTAACGGATAGGCTAACCAAGCAACACGACTTTCCCAAGCCATTCATCAATCGTTCCCAGAAGCTGCGGCGCTGGAAACAAGATGATGTGTTTATGTGGGCCACTAAGGGTAGTAAATGAAACTGGCTTGGCTTGTATATCCGTATGAGGATGATCCCCACACCTGTGAAATTCAGTTTGGTGAGCCTGAGCGTTGGCTTTATTACAAGGTGGTACCAATCTGTTATGCAGAGATTCAGCGATGAAATACCTAACCACATTAGCCCTAGTAGGCATGGGAATGTACGGATTGCAGCAAGGTGTTGAATACAGCGGATGGGTTTTGTTTGTTGGCTGCTGTGCGGCTCTGTCAGTGAGGTTTGAATGAAGTATCGTCTGTTTGATACCCAGTGGATGAATGTGGTGAATAACCCCGAGGTAATGGGTGCCTATGATGTCGAGCATGCAGTTGCCATCGCGGTAAAACTCACTGAGGAGGCAATGGCAAAAAACATTGAGGCTAATAACTGGCCTAAAACCAAGCCATGCCACAGCCCCTACTGTGAATGTGAAGCTGGTAAGTGCACTCACCCAGGGTTCTACGACGCTCGGCATGAGGGCACAACACCATGATTGACTCAGAAGACCATTATGAATGGCAGCGCCTAGAAGATGAGTTGGCTGCTGACATTGAGGATGAAACCTACTGGCGTGGGTATGATGATGGCTTTGCCGCTGCCGTTAAACAATATTTAAAAGAGAAATAAATGAAACATACACCAGGACCCTGGTATTGGATCGAAGGTGGTCGGAATGACATGCCCATCCTCACCTCTGATGCGGGACGTGTCTGCCACTTTGGCAATAACCGCTCGTACTATCCAAATGAGGGTGATCCGCCGGAGGAGCCAGACGCCCAGCTAATTGCCGCTGCACCTGATTTGTTGGAGGCTGTAAAGTTGGTCATCGCTTGGTATGAGGCCGAAGACGATCACAGCAAGGCGGACTTCTACCAGCGCATTGAAATGTGCCGTGAGTCGGAGGCAGCGTGCCGCGCAGCTATCGCCAAGGCAACCGGAGAATCACAATGACACCTAGCCTATTCCTTGAGTGGTTCCTAGTTATCTGGATGGCTGCTGTTGCCATCGCTGTAGTGTGTGGTGTTGGTTACCTGTTCTGCACAAATAAAGAGGCCCTCTGACGAGGGCCGTTAAATCTACGGGGGTAGCGAATTGGGGTGGATCACCCCAGGCCCCACCCTACATATCCAGTTGATTGGCAATTGACTCCATCGTGGGACGGTAATAAACCGTGAGTAGCGTTTTCAGGTCACGATGCCCGCTGATACGGGCCAGGGTCATGACATCCACCTTAGAGGCAAACCGGGTAAGCGCATCTGCCCGTGCATCATGAAAGTGCAAGTTGTCGATTTGCAAATTGGTAGTTGCTTTACGAAACAAGGCGTCAAGAGATGCCGATGAAACAGAGAACAACTTACGCCCCCCAGCGGGGGCCTCTTCTCCAAGCGGGAAACTGGTCAGCACAGAAAGCAGACGAGTGGCGTGTTTGGACAAGGGAATATCACGCGGCCGGCCGGTGATGTGCTCTGTTTTATGAGACACAGAAGCTACACGCCTATCTAGTGAAACATTCTTGGTGGACAGAGACAAGATTTCCCCAGCACGCATACCAGTGCGCAAGGAAACCAGAAAGGCATAGGCAGTTTCAGCTTGTTTGGAATGCGGAATTGAGTTGGTGATGTATCCGAGCCAACGGCAAATAGCTTTCACCTCCTGCCACTTTGGTAGGCGTGTGCGAGGTGGGTTGTTGCCAGGGGTTTTCATTCCCTTAAAAGGAGACTCGGAAATCCATTTCCATTCATCCCGTGCAATAGAAAAAACATTTCTCAAAAGATTGATGTCTCGTTGCACCGATCCTTTAGAAACAACTTTAAGACGTGCGTCACGCCATGCAGCAATGTCAGGTGTGCCGATGTCAGCAAGTTGCTTTGTCACCAGCTGAGGGAACTCACGAGACAAGGCATAGAGCCTAAGACGTTCAGAGCGCATGCCACGCTTGGTGGGGGACACCTCCTCAGCGTAGCGGTCTAAAGCGTCCTGGAAGGTCTTGGAGGGTGTCTCACCACGCTTCTGGCGTAGAAGCTCTGCTTCCTTGACAGCGGCCCAGCTAGTGGCCTCTGCCTTGGTAGCGAACATCTCGCTGATACGAACACCGTTGCGAGCTACCTGAGCCCGCCACTTCTTGCCTAGCTTGTAGATGGATGCCATGTCTGTGTAAGTCCTAAAGGTGTCTGTGCGAAATCTGGGAAGTGCCTACACAGGCTAGCGTGGGTCTGTGCAGGAAACAAGCTCACCACGATGTCATTTTACACAACAACTTCATAGGTAAACATGGAATCAGTAGGAAAAGTTATGGTGCCCCCGGCAGGGGTCCTTAGTTGTTCTCCGACAATGACTTACAAAGTCCGTGGGGAAAATCGGGGGAGCTGCTGAATGGCCCACTTTCGTGTGCAGGCTGGCCTGTGGCGGGCCGAGGTGTGTCGCGTAGGTGTGCGAACTTCCGCAACCTTCCCCACCCGAGATGCGGCAGAGGCATGGGCCCATGAGGTTGAGACTAGCCTAAAGGCATCCAAGAGCCCCAAGGCAATCCTAAGTCACCCACAGGTAGTAGCAACCCTCCCTTCAAAAGTCCTAGACGCCCGGCGACGGGTTCAACACTCACCCGAGGACATCGTAAAGCTGAGTCGCCCAGCACCAACCACATGTGGTGTGTACTTCCTGATTCGTGATGGAGTTGTCACCTATGTAGGGAAGACCACCAACCTACTGGCCCGACTGACAAAGCACCGCCGCATGGGCAAGGTGTTTGACTCATTCACGTTCATCCCGTGTGCTGAGTCTGAGATGACCCAGCTGGAGGGCGACTACATCATGGCCTATTGGCCAGCTGAGAACCGTGCAGTGGAGTTGACATGACAGAGACAACGACAACCACGGGGAGTGGGGAAAAGCCCCACATCTGGTGGTCAAACGTGGCCCAAGTCTGGTTCTGTGGCATCTGTAGGTCCACGTATGGCTGTGGCGACAACCCTTCAGAAGCCTATGCAGATTGGGTGCTGGCGTTGCCCCCGGCTGACGCACGAGCACTGGGGCTCTACACATGAAGTTACGCAAACGTGCAAAGCATCTGAAGAGCACACAGAAGTGTTGGATCGTGGTGCAGGCACATGGCCGGTGGGGCGTTGTGGAAGAGTGGTGTGTACCGGGCAGGGTGAAGCCCTTTGTAGGACCGATCCGCCCCATTGACTGGGATGCGTTCTACAGGTCTTTGGTTGACCCCATACAGGCTCTGGAGCGTGGCCTTATGGAAGCGGCCCGTGCCCTGGTCAGTGGTGTAGAGGTGGACGTAGATGCGGCACTAGACCTGGAGGATGAATGACGGTTCTGACCTTTGACTGGAAAGTTAAGCCATGAGCGTCTTAACTTTCGATTTTGAGACAACCACCTACAGCAATGGCTCTGCCTTTGACCAACGCAACAAGGCGGTGTGTGTTGGTTTCCAAGAGGGAGCCCAACACGGGGAATGCCTCTTTGACATGGACACGGAGGACATCCAGAGCCGCATTGATGGTTGCTCCTGGCTAGTTGGGTTCAATGCCAAGTTCGATCTACACCACCTTCGCAAGATTGGTGTGGACATTAGCAATGTGAGGGTACACGACTGCCAGCTAGCTGAGTTCATGCTTGAGGGGCAGACCAATCCCTACCCTAGTCTAAATGAAGCAGCTGAGAAGTATGGATTTCCTTTGAAGCTCGACAAGGTGGCGAGCGACTATTGGGACAAGGGTATTCAGACGAATGAAATCCCACGCGATGTACTCAGCGAGTATTGTCTGTATGACATCGAGCTAACCTACAAGGTCTATCAAAAGCAGCTGGAGCAATTTCAACAACAACCCGCCCTTTTCAAGCTGTTCAAGATTGCGTGCCAGGACCTATTGGTGTTGGAGGAAATGGAGTGGAACGGCATGCGGTATGACGCGGCGCTTTGCGCCGAAAGGAGCAAAGCAATTGAGGCCAAACTGGTTGAGATTAGAAAGCAACTGGAGAATGTTTACCCGGAGGTACCAATCAATTTCAGCAGTGGTGACCAGCTTAGTGCTTTTCTATATGGTGGGGTGGTTAAGCAAGACGCTAAAGAACACATTGGGTTTTTCAAAACAGGTGAGAGAGCCGGACAGCCCAAGTACAAGAACATTGTGATTGAGCATCGGCTACCACGCCTAGTGGAGCCTCTGCCAAAAACAGAACTTAAAAAAGAAGGATATTGGAAAACAGATGAAGCAACTTTACGAAAACTTAAAGGACCGGCTGCTAGAAAGTTCGTTGGTCCTTTACTTGAAATGGCTAAGCTGGACAAACTCAATTCTACTTACTACCAGGGCCTTCCGAAGCTGGCTGAAGAATGTAGTTGGCCGGATGGAATGATTTACGGACAGTTCAACCAGTGTGTTGCAGCCACCGGGCGCTTGTCCTCATCTAAGCCTTAACACGATAGGGCTTACAAAACCGTATTAATTCAGGGGAACTCCAGACCGGACAATCCTGAGCCAAGCCAGCCAATCCTTCTTTAGTGAAGCATATGGACATCAAACACTACTACGAAAACACAGAATTGACATTGGCACAGATTGCGGAGCAAGTTAATTGCTCTGAATGTACTGTGCATCGATGGGTGAAGAAAAACTATTCTTCTTCTTTTAGGAAGTCTAGAAAAGCAGCATGCTATCGAAATTCCAAACTGGGGGCACTCAACCCAATGTCTGGGAAAACAGGGGACTTACACCCTGGCTATGTTGGCCTAGTGTCCGATAATAAAGGGTATCTGATGCAACTGAAGCCCAGCTGGTATACCGGCAGGAAGCGATCCAAGCATGTATTCGCCCATCATATTGTCATTTGTGTCTCATTGGGCATCTCAGAAGTGCCTCGGGGTTGGGCAGTCCACCACTGTGACTTCAATCCCCACAACAATGAGTTTAGTAATTTGGTGTTAATGACTATGAGGGACCATATGCGTCTACATAGTTATCTGGAAGGTGCAACGACTATCTCGAAAGAGAGTACACTCAAATGGGTGGAAACATACGGTACGCCATTTAGGCGTAATGATATAGTCTACTCTTCACAGGAATGTGAAGCTGCAAGTAGTGTTGCGGGGGAGGAATAATGACCCTCTCTGAATATCAAGGAATCTGCAAAACTTCGCAGGCGACTGTCAAGACATCTTCCTATCGAGGTATACATGAAATTCCCAAAGCAATTTCTTATTGAACTGGCATGTGAGGATTATGACGATGATGTGGTTCAGATCGTCCACACTTCCCGAGGATCACCACGCCGCTGGGTGACTCCCATTAACCTTGTATTTCAGTATCAAGGTAAACTCTATCGCACCACTTATGAGACGGGTAATACGGAGAGCCAGGACACAAGCCCGTATGAGTACGAGCCGGACGAAATTGAGTGTGCTGAGGTAGTGCCCAAAGAAACAACTGTTGTGGTGTATGTCAACGCAAGCGAAAGCGCAGCATGAACCTGTTGAAGCTGGGTAACACCACGTCTTACACGACACGAGAAATTAAATATTTTCTTTCCTTTATTCGTGAGATTGAAGCTGAGAAGTTTGTAGCTGAGTTGTGCCAAGCTGCTTATGACATTGGCTTTGAGGATGGCTGGGAGGATGCCAGCGAATGATTGTTAGTGTTGATGCCCGCGCCCTGGAGTGGCGCTGTGTAACCGAAATTGCACAGGAGCCTACAGCACTCCGTGAGATCGTTGAGGGACAGGACGCACACGAACTCAACCGCGTGGCATTCGACCTACCTTCACGACTCATTGCAAAATTATATTTGTTCAGAACCATTTTTAATCGTGGAAAAGGTTACGCATTCACGGTTGATCCCAACTTCATGCACGTGTCTACGTCGCAGAAATACTGGGACGAAGTAGGACGAAAGTTCTACACCAAGTACGCAGCCATTGAGGAATTGTATAAGAAGAACACCAAGCTGGTTATGGACGGCAAACCCATTGTGGGACCGCTCGGGAGGTTTTGGCCTATCCAAATGGAGCGTGATTTCCGTGGGGAGCTTAAGGTTCCAGAAACCAAGTTGGTTAATTACATCGTGCAAGGCACTGGTGCTGATGTAATGGCAATTGCCCGTGTTTCATTCACCAATCGCCTGAAAAAGAAGGCATGGGGAAAACACGTTAAGCAAATTGCTACGATCCACGACAGCATGGTGTGTGACTCGCCGAACGAACTAGTGCAAGAGGTGGTGAATCTCTACTACCAAGTATTTGATGACCTACCTCTGAACATCAAGAAACTATTTAACTACGACTGGAAGACGCCACTAGGGTGTGAAGCGTCTGCCGGTCCCAACATGAAAGATTGCGTGGAAATCCCACGCACTGACAAGTAAACATGCAATTTCAAATCTCTGTTCTAAACGTCGACAAGATTTCCAAAACCACCAAGACTGGTAACAGCTACTTCCAAATTGAAGTGAGCTACAAGGAGCTTGGTACGGGTAAGGTTAGCAGCAAGAAAATCATGCCCTTTGGCAGCACGGCGGATGCACACAAGAAGCTGATTGATGCCAAGCAAGGTGAGGTATTTACCGTTACGGCTGAGAAGGGTGAACCCAATGCCGAAGGTAAGAGCTTCTGGGAATGGCAAGGTGTTGTGCAGGCCGCTCCTGGCTCTGCTGCGCCCTCTGCACAAACTTCTGCTGCTACCCCAGCCTCTGCCCCAGCGGCTCGCTCTGGTGGCTCCTGGGAAACTCCTGAAGAGCGTGCTTCAAAGCAAGTGCTAATCGTTAAGCAAAGCTCGCTCAATGCGGCTGTTGCCACACTGGCTCCCGGTGCCAAGGGTGCTCTGGACCCAGCTAAGGTAAAGCAGCTGGCACAGGAATACACTGACTTTGTGTTTGGTAAAGAAGAAAAGAAAAATCTTTTTGATATGCCAAACGACGACATTGACTCAGACATCCCGATGTAAGGATGGCATATGACCCTCGCCTACTGGTTCTTAGCGCTTTTGCTAATTCTCTGGCTAACCCATACAAACGAATGATTCCAAAGAAATTCAAACTGGGGGGAGTGACTTGGACGGTAAGCGAGGTTCCTCGTATTGCAGGTGACAACATGGGTTACTGCAATATGTATGACGCTCAAATCCAAATTGTCAAGCACCTCAAGCAAGACATCAAAGAACAAACCTTTGCACACGAATTGGTCCATGCACTTTTGTTTGCAACAGGCCGCATGGAACACGATGAGCAGTTGGTTGATTCCATCGGTGTGTTTCTACACCAATACTTGAAGCAACAATGACACGTACCCGTATTAAAGAAGTCACGAATTCCGACTGCACCTACTTTGTAGCACAGTTTAAAGAGTGGTTTTCACCTTGGCTCCCCTGTGCGCCGTCTGCATTCTCACGGCGCAAGACCCTGGAGGCCGCTCAAAAGGACGTAGATGAATTTCTATACATGCCGAAGGTGACTTACCATAAATATCCATGACACTACTTATCGTAGACGGGGATCACATATCGCATCGAGCAGCCTCTTCTTGTGAACCCACTAAGGCCAAACCATTTACAGCGAGTAAGGACATTGCCATTTCCCGCTGTGTCTCAATGGTGGAAAACCTAAAGCGGCGTTACAACGACCCGGAGATGGAGTTTCATATCTCAGGTGAAGGCAACTGGCGCTATGACGTATATCCAGAGTACAAGGCCAACCGCAAATCAATGACGCGGCCTACATGGTTGGATGCTGTCAGGGAGTTCATGGTGTTGGAGTACAAGGCCAGTATCACCAACGACATGGAGGTAGACGATATCTGTGGTATTCGCCTTACCCAAGAACGTGAGCGGCCTGAGAAGGTGGTTTGTGCTTCCTTAGATAAGGACTTGCTACAGCTACCCGGATACCACTACAGCTGGGAAATCAGTGGCACCACCTCCACAGGAAAGACCTGGGTGCGTGAGGAAAGTGAAGTGCTGATTACTCCGCTAGATGGATTACGCCGCTTCTACGGCCAAGTGATTCAGGGGGACTCAGCAGATCACATCCCCGCATTCGACGGTAAGTTTCGATCCTCTACACCACAGTTTGTGCAGCGTCTTCTCAATCCTCTTCAGGAAATGACAGAAGAAAAAGAAATGTATGAATATTGTTTATCTGTGTATGAGGACGAGTGTGGCAACCCAATGAGGTTTGAAGAGATTAAGCAAATCATGCACCGCAACGCATCTGTTCTATACATCATGAAAGACTACAACGACAAATGGACACCACCGAACACGACGGCGTAACTTACACGCTCACTAATGAACTGCGCTTCCTTGAACGTGATGGAGAGCGGCGGCTACAACAGCTTTGGGAAGGCCCAACAATCTACACGCCTCCCGACACCTCTAAGGGATATGACGGCCGGACCACTACCTACAACCTCTGGCGAGATGTCCCACTGGTGGTAATTCCCAAACTATGAGTAGTTGGACTCCCGGCCGTTTACAGGCATGGGTGATTGCTGGGTTACGCAGCCTGTCCCGCAAGTACCCGCCTCGTTATGAAACGCTGAAAGAGGCACAGACAGAGAAGAAAATCAATATGAAGACTGGGAGACTGGCACAGCACTATGAGTGTGCTGCGTGCAAGGATCATTTCCCAGCCACTGAGGTGCAGATTGACCACATAGAAAGTGTGGTGGACCCAGCCACCGGCTTCGTAGATTTCAACACCTATATTGAACGGCTCTTCTGTGACAAGAGCAATCTGCAATGTCTCTGTAAGCCCTGTCATCTAATTAAGAGTAATCTGGAAAAGAAATGCAAATCAAACAAGTCATCCAAGGCAAAGACGGAACCTACAGCTTCCAAGGCTCGCTCACGGAAGAAGAACACACCTTCCTCCTAGAGCTAGGTCTATCAATTCTGCTAGAAGAGAACGGCTTGCCGTTCACCTCCATTGACCCAGCCCAAATGTCTCTGGACTTTAGCGAGGAACAACACTGATGCGGCACTTCGTGTTGCCAGATTGCCAGGTGCGCCCAGGTGATGATTTCACATACTTAACAGCCATTGGCAATTACCTCGTGAAGAAGCAACCCGAGGTTGTTGTGTGCCTAGGGGACTTTGCGGATATGCCTAGTCTGTCTTCTTACGACCAAGGGAAGAAGTCGTTTGAAGGTCGGCGTTATAAGGCAGATATTGCGGCCACTCATGCTGCAATGGATGCACTACTGAAGCCTCTAAGGGACTTCAACGACAAGGCCAAGAAGAACAAGGAGAAGCGCTACAAGCCCCGCATGGTGATGCTGCTAGGTAACCACTGCGACCGCATCAATCGAGCCGTAAACAACGATCCTAAGCTAGACGGGGTGCTGTCCACCAACGACCTTAAATACAAGGAAGCCGGTTGGGAGGTACATCCATTTCTTGAGGTTGTGGTGATTGATGGGGTGGCTTACTCGCACTATTTTACAACGGGCCAAATGGGGCGCCCTGCTGCATCGGCAGCGGCCCAGCTAGCAAAGAAACATCAAAGCTGCATTGCAGGACACCAGCAAGGACTTCAAATCGCCACAGCCTATCGGGCAGATGGTGTGCGACTGACAAGCATCATTGCAGGTAGCTGCTACGAACATGATGAGGATTATCTAGGCCCACAGGGCAACAACCACTTCCGTGGCCTACTGGTGCTCAACGATGTTCAACCCACTGGTGAATTCGACATCATGCCTGTATCGCTCGCATACATTAAAAAGAATTATGTTTGAGACTAATCCCAATAAACGAAAAGAAATGCCGATCTGTTCTGGTGTTCTTGATTACTTCCCGCTGGCTCTGGCTGAAGTGGCTAAAGCCTCAAAGGCAGGTAACGACCAACACAACCCAGGACAGCCCTTGTTTTGGAATCGCACTAAAAGCACTGACCACGCCGATTGCCTTCTACGGCATCTAGTGGAACGCGGCACAACAGACACAGATGGTGTACCCCACTCCGCCAAGGTTGCGTGGCGTGCCCTTGCTATTCTCCAACTTGAAATGGAACAAAATGAAGAACTTTCTATTGTCAAACAAAATGAATATCCTGCTGGTGGTATGGCTGCTCCTGGTAAGTTATTTCACTGTGCTTACACGGTTGGACCTGATGGCAGCGTACGAGGTACTAGTAATGCACCATCAAGCACTGGGGGCACTGGTTCAAATGGTGACCAGCAAAACCATCATCTAACTCTTGATGAGGTAATGGCCCAGTGGCAACAGCGCCATGAAATGGAAGAGGCCATGCGGGAAGAGGTTCCTAGTGGATGGAAAGCAAATCCTGGCTATCTACCGGTAGCCAGTAACACAATGGTAGAGGTGTTGCATCGTGCTTCAGTTTGGGGGAAGACTATGGGTGCGGCGTTCCTCTATGACTGGGACATCCTTGGGGATGAGTCAGACATCTTGGAATATCGGGTGATTGGCGTGCAAGCCGGAGGCGCCGTATGACACTAGATGACTACCAAAAGCAAGCAGCAACCTTCCGCATTCCTGGTGTGCCAAATGAAGAGCGGGTATTGGGCCTGCTGTCAGAAGCTGGGGAAGTTGCTGGGGTGTTTCAGAAGCTTTGCCGAGGTGACTACCCTCCCCTAGAAGCAGAGAAGCTGCTATTTAAGGAGCTTGGTGACACTTTGTTTTATCTCTCCCAAGTAGCTATGGACAACGGGTGGAACCTGTCCGAAGTGGCTAACGGAAACATTGAAAAACTAACCTCCCGCAAGCTGCGTAACGCCTTGATGGGCTCTGGAGACAACCGATGATTACCTTCCTAATTGGCTTGGCTCTTGGAGCCGCCCTTGCTTTCTTCTACTTCTGCATTCGTATGGGGCTGTGATGCCATATATCAAACGCGATGACAGGCCGGTGGCAAGGTTTGCACCAGCCAATGCGGGGGAACTCAATTATGCCCTCACCATGACCATCAAAGAGTATTGGCGCCGCACAGGCAACTACCAAGGCATCAATGACATTGTTGGTGCTTTGGAGGGAGCCAAGCTGGAGTTCGTTAGGCGCATTGTTTCCGTGTATGAAAACGGAAAGATTAAAGAAAATGGTGAAGTGTATGACTAAACTTATTTACCTCGCCTCGCCATATTCTGCCTACAAGCCTGGCAAGGAACAGGCATTCCAAGAGGTGTGTGCCAAGGCGGGTGAACTAATGCTTGAAGGTCACAAGGTGTTCTGCCCCATTGCACACAGCCATCCCATTGAGTGGTGGGGCATGGGTGAAAACCAAACCGGTGACTTCTGGCTTGAACAAGACTACGCCGTCCTACAGCACTGCGATGAAATGTGGGTCTATCAAATGCCTGGGTGGGAAGACAGTTATGGCATCCAACAAGAGATTTCCTTTGCCCAAGACTACGGCATTCCAATTCTATACATCAAATATGCACCCTGATCTGGAAGAACTACTTAATCTAATTGCTTGCCGACTGTCTGTGGATGAGGTGCTGGACATCCTTGACTGGGAACTCTATGAGTTGCTTGAGGCGCTGAAGCCACACATCAACGACAACTACAGTGAGTTTCTAAAGGCTGTTCGGTGAAACAACGGACCTTCAAAGAGCAAGACACAGATGCACGGCTTGGGCGTAAACGCTTTCTAGAGCGTATGGCCCAGACCCGCGATGCAGAAA